AGGACAGTATGTGAAACAACAAAAATCAGCCCGCCAACTGGCGGGCTGATTGCGTTTCTCTATGTCGTGTGACGTTGATTACATGTTCATGCCACCATCGACCTGAATGACTTGGCCGCTGATGTAATTCGACATGTCGCTGGCCAGGAACGTGGCGCAGTTGGCGATGTCGTCGACAGTACCACCGCGACGAAGGGGAATCTTGTTGCACCACTCCTTGCGGACATCCTCGGGCAGTGCCTGAGTCATAGCGGTGTCGATGAAGCCGGGGGCGATGGCGTTGGCGCGGATGCCCTTGGGACCCATCTCCTGACCGATACTCTTGGCAAGGGCGATGAGGCCAGCCTTAGAGGCGGCGTAGTTGGCCTGACCGGCGTTGCCGTGAACACCAACGACAGAGGCCATGTTGATGATGGAACCACCACGCTGGCGCATCATGACGGGCACGCAGGCGTGGATGAAGTTGAAGGCCGACTTCAGGTTGACGGCAATCACGGCGTCCCACTGCTGCTCGGTCATACGGAGCATCAGACCGTCCTTGGTGATACCAGCATTGTTAACCAGAATATCGATGGCACCAAACTCTTCCTTCACAGCCTTTACCACTTCCTCGGTCTGAGCAAAGTCGGCGGCATTAGAAGCGTAGCTCTTAGCCTTGACGCCCTTGGCGGCGATCTCTTTCTCTGTTTCTTCGTTGACTTCGAGGTCGGTGAATGCGATGTTAGCACCTTCCTCAGCAAACTTCAGCGCGATAGCTTTTCCGATACCGCGTGCTGCACCTGTAATCAGCGCAGTCTTACCTTCTAATAATCCCATAATAATTTATTGATGTGTTTAACGTTTTACCTATCTTATTATTTTTCCCAACGCGCCGTACACCACTTTCGCCACCTGTGGTTTCGTGGCCTCCTCGGTCATGCCGTGGGCAATGCGGCCGTAGATGTAGGGAACCTCTAGGCCCTTGATGCAGTAGTGGGTGATGTCGGCCACCAACTCGACGTTCTCGATGTCGAACTCTCCGTCTTCCTTGCCTTCGGTGTAGACCTTGCGGAACAGCTCTATCTCGGCGTCGTCGAAGTTCTTGCGTACTTTTTCGACCATCCAAATGTTGCGGAAGAACTCGGCCCGCAGGTTGCCGTTGCGCACCACCGTCTCACGAATCATGTTCAGGTGGGTGTAGATGAGCTCTATCACCTTGTCTTGGGGACGAATCTTCTTGGCGGCCACCTCGTCGAGCTTGTCGCTCAGTCGCTCCAGCTCGCTCTCGATGACGGCATAGTATATGTCGTCTTTCGACTTGAAGTAGGTGTAGAGCGTGCGGCGACCCTTTCCTGAAGCGACGGCAATGTCGTTCATCGTCGTGTTCTCAAGCCCATTCTTGGCGAACAGCTGTCGTGCTACGTCTACCAGCAGTTGTCTGGTCTTCGATATGGACATCTTCTATTCCTCCCGTTTTTTATTGAATCGGATATTGCACAGTGCGTATATCGTGTGCAAAATTACCCCTTTTATTTGAAATATCCAAAAAAATAGCATAAAAATTTGCAGGGCTCGGAAAAAATGCGTACCTTTGCAGCGCTTTTCGAGAAAAGCATGGTTAATAACATCGCGGAGTGGAGCAGTTGGTAGCTCGCCAGGCTCATAACCTGGAGGTCGCACGTTCGAATCCTGCCTCCGCAACTGGTGAAGGTAAGAGGCCGTTTATACGGCTGATTACCTTCTATGCGTTTGGAGGAATCCGACGCAAGACAGACGGAAAATTGTTGGTGGCATTGGTTGCTTAGCAAACAATGTAAAAAAAATGTTTTCTACAGTCGAAGAAATCATCAAGCTAAAAGAGGTAAATGAATGGACTTATCCCATGCTGCATCGGGGTAAGACATGGTATGTGGATTTTTATGCATGGGATCCGGCACGTGGCCGCATGAGACGGAAGAAGTTCCAGTTGGACAGGTATAAGACGGCAAAGGCGAAATCGGCTATGGGTATGGAACTGATAAGTGCGCTAACACAGAAACTGAAGCTGGGATGGAATCCGTGGGTGAACGCCGGGAAGACGCGGCAGTTCACACCCTGGGAGCGTGTGATGGAAAGGTACCGGCAATATCTGGATACGGCGGTTGAGAAGGGGCAGCTGAAGGCCAAGACGGCCTACGACTACCGGTCGCGCCTGCGCTCGCTGGAGCAGTACCAGGAAGAGACCGGAAACGTGATAGGGCAGGCGAGCCAGTTCTCTACAGCGTGGGTGACGGACTTCTTGGACTACCTTATATATGACAAGGATGTGAGTGCGCGCACGCGTAACAATTATCGCACGTGGCTCTCGGCATTGGGGACGTGGCTGACAGAGCGACGGTTCCTGATGTCGAACCCGGTGGAGGACGTCCGTATGCTGCGTGAGGAGGAAAAGAAACGTGATCCGCTGAGCCATCACCAGCTGAAGCAGCTGAAGGAACATCTGCAGAGAGAAAATCCCCGTTTTCTACTGGCCTGCATGATGGTGTACTACGCGAATATCCGTCCGGAGGAACTCCGAAACATGAAGGTTGGCGACATCTCAATCAAGCGCCAAACTGTGACTGTTAGGGCGGAGATAGCGAAGAACAGAAAGACGCAGACGGTGGGCCTGCATGACGAGGTGGTGCGCCTGATGATAGCGCTGAGGACGTTCGACGGCACGACGAATCAAGACTACCTGTTCAGTGACAATCTGCGCCCAGGGCAAAAACAGACCTATATCAACTGTTTCCGCCATGAGTGGAAGAAGGTCAGGGCGGCGCTACACTGGGATGACCGTTTCCAGTTCTACTCGCTGAAGGACTCTGGCATCCGTGACGGCATCAATGCCATGGGACTGGTGACGGCCCGCGACCAAGCGCGCCACTCGGACGTGGCAGTGACGAACCTGTATGCCAAGCACTCACGGGAGCCGGACGAGAAGACGAAGCACTGGGGTGGGGAATTATGAAAGATTTTCTGATTTGATGACACGATTTTCCGGAATTATTTACTATCTTTGCAATCGAAAACCTTTATGCAATGTTGGAAATCGTTCGGAACATATTCGCATTTTGCAGTACTTTCATCATTATATGTGCCGGTGTGATGATGGTGCTTCATGTCTGTATTTCCATTATAACTCGAAAAACCGAACTCGACAAAAAACAAGAGAGATTCATCTTCTATTGTGGAATCTCACTTGCCATTATATTGATACCAATTTACTATTTCCCTTGTTAATACTTCTCCCGAGTCTCGTTCTGGACTTTGAGCAGTTCAATGACCGCTTTCTGAAAATCTGCCGGTGTGTCTGTTTGTAATGAGTCGAGCTTGGCTTTCATTGATTCTCTAAGTTCCCTGTCGGTCTTCCTGTCCAGGAAATTGCAGCAGGACTGTATGACACCAGGTGTCGATAAATCAAAATACTCACACTTTAGGCCGCCTCCATTGATGAATAGAATCATAAAGCCGACGGCAAATAAGATACTCTTATTCTTGGATATGAAATGAATAGATCCGGGAGATTCCATTTGGGTTTTTATCACCACATCGCTCACTTCGGCTTTCATGCCGTTTTCATTGCAATACGTGATTGCCAGTTTTAAAAAATCAAACAGACATTGGTATTGGTCAAATGTGACATCTGCTTCTGTGTTGACTTTCAACAAGAGATGTGTCTCCTCTCCTTTGTTGTAGAAATCAAGTACACCGCTGTCGATATAGCTCGCATATTCCGTAATATCAGAGATTGGATGGCGGGAGTTGAACATCATTTGCGCTTTTGGCGACAGTTTTGTCCTGTCCGTGACACGTAAGATTTCTACAGGGATTCGCTTCTTGAAATCGCAATCGCCTGCGGGCATAGGTACCTCAAAAGATTCGCCTATAACCCTGCATACAGCAAGCCGATAGGATGAATAACCAGGCAAAACAACAATATCGCCAACATTAATGCCATTGCAGAATCTAAGAAGCTGGGAAGCGATATGACCTGGGCGTGATGCCTCAGGGAATAGTTCATGGATATGATCCCTAAGCTGCCTAATGGCTACACTGTCATCAAAAGGTACGTCACGAAGTTCATGAAGGCTTATTTCGTTGTATCCTATGGCGATATACCGATTGTTTACGAATTCATCAAAATAGTCCCCGCCCATGGTTCTTACCATCCAGTAACTGTTGGTATGTGCCACGGTCTGAACGTAGTCGTTTAGGAAAGTAATATTTTCTATCATATCTTTTATCTTAATTTATAATCGATGCAAAGATATAAATATTATTCCTGAATAACAAATTTTTGACAGAAAAAATAATGGCCAGAATCTTCACAGACTCTGGACCATCTGGTAGTTTGATTTTAAATTAAGATAATTCTGTTTGCAAAGATAGCTAATTCTTTGCATACTTGCAAGAATTTGAAAGAAAAATACTCCCGGGTGGTCCTCACGGACGGCTCGGGAAAAGGGAAATCAATTTCATAAAAGTGTTTTCTAAACAATCTGTGTGATGGTTTTTCAGATTTGGCGGAGGGTCTGCTCATTTTTCTCGCCGAGGTTAATCATACAGTCGCAGAGACGGCGGAGCTCACGAAGGCCTTCGAGGGAAACTGCGGGTGTTTCCTGTTGGTTGATGACGACCTGGAACATGTAAGTGATGCCGCTATTGGAAAATATGGAGGCGGTCTCAATCTGGATGAGTTCTTGCTGTTGTACCATAAAGCTATCCTCCTATTGCTGCTGCGATGATTAATAATGCGATGGCGGCCACTGTGACGGAAATATTGCCAAAGAACTCGGCCACGTCCTGTTGTGTCTTGGTTACTCGGATCTGTTTCATAACTGTTGCTTTTTTAATGCGTTAATACTTTGCCGTCAGATCCTTCCGGGAAAAAGGGAGGCGGCTGTCAGTTCCCGTTTGTCAATCGAGCCTACTTAGCCAACAGCGTTGAGCATGTATTTTCGCGGAAACCTCCAGCCGCCTATTCGTTATGATGGGGCATTAAAAAAGCCCTGCTATGAAGTGAGCGGGCGATTGCAGCTGCCCTCCGCTGTTTTTAGCCTTTTGGCCGATTGACGGTGCAAATGTAGGCACTTTTCTGTGAACAACAAAAAAAAAACGGTAAAGAATGTTAAAACAATGCTTTTCGTGGTGGGAAAATTTATTTGCGTCCATCAGTACCTTATTTGGCGAGGCGGTAAGACACGCCTACGCCCAGACCCGGCTGTAGACCTTTGGGTGTCGCGTAGAGTCCGCCCTGCAGCCCGATGCTGATACGTCGGGAGTGGTGGACTGTGTTGGTGATGACGGTGTTCGTCTGGTAAACCTCGATAGACTCCAGTCGGGGGTCGTAGCCGGAGATTACCGCCTTATAGGTCGACGAGTCTGTGTAGGTCTTCAAGCTGATAGGGATAACCGCTATGCCGTCCTGTACGTGGATGACGGTGTCGTGCTTGAACTTAACTACCGTGTCTGGTACGGCATCGACGGCGATAGGCACGTATTTGTAGCGTATCACCTCCTGTGTTACTAAGTGTGGCTGCGGGTCTGGCACCTTCACCGTGTCGCGCTTTATCACTGTGTCGCTCTTCACCTCGTCGGCGGTCTCTGCCTGTCCCGTGCAGCGTCCGACGAAGAACGCTGCCATGAGCAGTACGGCGAGTATGGCCATTCCTATCATTCCGTCCTTGAAGTCCTTCATTACATTATCTCCTTTATCTCTACTTCCTTCACTGTGGTCTGGCCGCTCTCGATGTCTCTAAGAGGAACGAGCAGCCTGTCAAGGTCACGCTCTATCTCCCTGTCAGTCATTCTCGCGGTCAGCACCTCCAACTCTATAATTATCTTTCTCTTTTCCATATCACACACCAAACTCCTTCTTAAACCTGCGCATATAGAACTGTCGCTGAGACAGTCCGTTATAGCCGCCATTGATTTTCTTCGTTATCTGTCTGCACACTTCTGCGCTGTTCACACCATTGTCAGTGTCAGCAATCTTGCTCAGATTGTTTTTCCACCAAAACCACATTGCACTCTTGGTATGACCAGGAGACTTCGACAACCATTCGGGGTGGCTCATCAGGTCGCCTACACAGAAGCCGCTTTCCTGATAGGCTTTATAGTTTGCGCGGCCTGTTATCTGAATGAAACCCCTTCCCTTATACCGCTGCCCATCACCATCCTTCTCCGGCGTGTTGCCCAGTGCCTTGGCTTTGGCTCCGGTGTCGTAGGCAGCACCGCTGGCTATCTCCTCGGTGTAGCGCAGCGCACCGCTTTCGTGGAACACTTGTGAAAGGAAATGCACGACGCGGAGGGGCGTTGTGATACCGAACTTATCCGCCCACTTGTTGAAAACCTCCACAAACTCTGCCGCTCTCACGCTATTCGTCTGCGGAACGGCTCGTTTAAGTTGTTGTACCGTCAGTTTCATTGCTTCTTCCCTTTCTTTGGTTTGTCAACGTTACCCTTTTCCTTCTCTATCTCCTTGCGTATGGTGTCGTAGAGCAATTCTATCTTGTGAGCGTCTTTGATGCCGAGGCTCTTTGCCATTGCCTTGGCCACGTTCAGCGGGTCTGCTTTTCCGTCCTTGATACGTCTGCGGTTTTCCCATACCGAGACACCCTCGATGGCTATCTCACCCACGGCCACCAGGACACACACGATGGGTATCTTACACCACAGACTAAGACACGCATCTATGAATGCCGCAAGGAAATACAGCATCAGATACGTTACGTCCTTGTTTGCCGTCTCCCGTAGTCCGTAACTCGTTGTCTTGAACTGCCCTGCCGCTTTGCTCGCCTTGATTCCGAAATACAAGTCCATTAAGCTTGACACAAGTACCATTACGGCCATGAGGCCGATTGCCAGGCCCCACAGCTTTGCGCTCTCCACATCGCCGCTTATGATGTGGGCGATGAACATCATTTGACTAATCATTGTCGTTTCAATTCGTATTTTGAGATTTTATATTACCGCACCATAAAGGGCCACCATAGCCGTCAGTTCCACAAGCATCATTCCCTTGCCCTCTATTACATCCTCTATCTTCGACCACCACGGCTTTTTGTCGAAGAAGATAATGCAGAACGACAGAGGAATCCACCACGCCCCCCACACCAAGAGCCACCAAGGGTTGATGATGATGACGCACAACTGACTAAGTATTCCTGCTATGGCAGCAAGCGTGTAATGTGCCCTGTTTTTCTCGCCTGCCACAAGTGGTATTGCACCACAGAAACCAAGGCTTGCGACAAGAAAGAACGCGAGGAACTGTAGTGTGTTTCCTTCGGTTGCTTCCATCAGTGGCGGGGCAAGTGTCACGGTGATAGCCCATATCCACAGAGTCCATAGCCATTGCAGATTCTTTGGCAGGTCGTACACAAGCCCGCTGATACTTTCGGGTAGTTCCTTGTTATTGAATGTCGCTACGCCAACGCCTGCGATGGCGAGTAGCATTGAGATAACTGCTAATGTTGTCATAATCTTTCTTTTAAGTCGTTATTACTCATCAAGTATAGCACGGATGGGCAACAAACTTGACCTATATGTTTCAATATTTTCGGGATAAGACCATGGCGTTCCACTTGTATAGATTCCAATTTCGGGGTTATATACATTGCGTCTGCTATGCCAATAAGACATTGTTCCGTTTCTATACGCGTTACCCCAAACTTTTTTCTCTACTTCTCCTGCATTGGGAAAAAATAAAGTTTTTGAACTATCTTCACTATCGGTATATAAAAAACCTGAAACACCATCAATAGTGGTACGTGAACGATTTGATGCCAGTCGAAGAGCATAAAATTCAGCCGTATTTGGTATTCTCCAATTACCACCCCAAGCGGCGTTAGCAGCATCATCTTCCAAGTCTAATTGATATTTATTGTCAACACTATTATACTTAGTAAATGTTTCTCCATCACCACTTGGATTGAACTTGTAATTAGACCATCCTGTCGGAAACTGACCTGCTATCAGTTGGTCGCGAGTATAACCGTTAGTTTCACCCCATTGAAAGTAAAGTCCATAGTCAGTGATACTTTCAGCACCGATATTCATTGTTGCCCACTTGATGCCGCCAATCTCGACATATTCATGACCACCTTTTTGAGACATCATCACCCTTCGTCTAAGCATAGCATCCTCCTTTCGTTAAAGTGTGAACGTAAGTTTTTCGGGATAGTTAGCCGTATGGTCGTAGGCATCTACAGCTTCAACGCTGTCAAGTGCCTGCACATTTGCCTTGTGCGTCTCGGTAACAATGTAGCATCGGTCTGCATATATCTGAATCTTCGCCAACGCCATCTTCGCCATCTGCAAGGATAACGTCAGTTGCTGACCGTTGAAAACAGGATGAACTTCCGTAAGCCCCAACAACTCTGCACTGTCGAGTGAGTTCTTGTAGTTGCTGCGCTGCTCTGGCGTTATCCACGTCTCTTGTGTCACACCACTACCAAAGTCTATGGTAAATGAATTAACGTGGTCGGAGCTGTCATAGTCTTCAATAGCCCATAACTTCTCTTGCTTTGCTTGTTCAAGCGTCCTTACAGGTACGACAATCTCCATATCGTACACTTCCTTGACGCTTGCATTGGGGTGCTCGTCTCGGAATGCCACCTGTTCGTCACTTAGCATTACCCACTTATTGTCGAGATAGTCCTGCCACGTTGAGCCAAGGTTGTTGTACCCTTCGGGACTTAATGGCTCGGCAAACTCGACATAGGGTTTACCGATACTCTTCTTTATATATACATATTTCTTTTCCATAGTCGTATTTTATTTAGATTCCACGAGCGTACACTTGGTTGTTTTCTATTAAAAGATTTATTTCGCAATAACCACCTGCGGGACAAGTTAATTCGATAGGATTTCCGTCTGGCGTAACTACTGGATAACTTCTACTTCCTATTGATACGCTTGTAGCCAATGATATAACATAATCAGTAGGAGTGGGGTCTAAATTACTGTCATTATACAAAATTATAGTATAAGAATAGCCTTGTATTGCATTACTATCAGGAATTGTAGTTATAGAAAAATCAGAAGACACCCTTTCTGATATTACAATCAAATTCTTTGCCATTCTCGCATCACTCAAACGACTATCGTTACCAGCACACGCATCTGTAGCACCAGTACCAAGGGGTCTCCAAGTATTTGTATCTGTGAATACGGCATTAGCAGGTACATCTGATAAAACAGTATGATTGTTTACCGTAGCAGAATTACCTCCGTTGGCGGGAAGTGACGTCGGGAAGTCCGATATCTTACTCTTTGGGATAGACGGAATATCGCTCTCGGTAAGGTTGTTCTTGGTAGCCATAGACCCCAACCCAAGATTGGTACGGGCATTGCTTTTTTCGGTTTCGCTTAACCCTTGATTGGCTGCGGTCGATACAGCCTTGAAGTCACCAACATTACCAAGACCGAGCTGAGTCTTGGTTACGTTATGCGGATTGCTTGTGTTTTGGATATGTGACAAGGCATCATCAAGAGCATCATCAAGTTCCGCACCATTATATTTAGAATCATATACTGCCATAGTTAATCAACTCTTACGTTAAGGTATTTTCCATCTGATAAGCGCAAATACTTACCGTCAGACAGACGGAAGTTAGGTGCAGCACCCTGAGTAACGGTAACGTGACGGGATATACCGCCACCGCTTACCGTAAGCACTTGACTGCGCTCTTCGTCAAGATTATTATCATCACTTGTAACGACAATAGTCCCATTACCTTGACCCGTGAAGGTCAAGATAATGTTACCACTGCCTTTAGTCCAAGGAATATGTACCGTCATAGTCTCTTTAAGATACAGTCCAGTTAGTGTTAGACGTTACGGTGAACGAAGCCGAAGTACTCTCGCTGAATGCGTTCCAATCGAGCTGTACGGTTGCAGGAGCAACACTCAGAGTAGCATCACCAGCAGCCTGTGTAATAGTACACGTTGCCTCGTTGCCTGCGTTGTCAGTCACAACCAACTGCGCAGTCTTAGCGTCAATGGTGGTGTTTTCGGGTATGTTCGAGAATGCAATCGAGAAAGCAAACTCGGCACTTGCGCCTGGGTCGCCAGCAATAGCAGCACCATTGTTGGTGTTGACCGAGTTGGCGGTATAGCTACTCGGCAACGTTAAAGCCAAGGTTGCACCGCTTGCAAGCGAGAACGTCAGCTTCGATGAGTTAGACGTACCCGTGATGGTAAGCGTAGAAACGCCACCCTTGGAAACACTCTTAACACTCTCGATAGTAACGAACTCAGGCTTGCCCGCCTGCACGACCTGACGTACAACGTCTGCCACGCCTGCGGCAGAGAACGTCACATTGGTATTACGGGGATTGCGCCCAGTGTTGTTAGAACTCGCGGTAACGTTTACGGTGTCGTTGCCGCTGCCTTGGGTTTTGCTCGGTACGAGCCAACTTGAATAAGCCATAATCTTCTAATTTTAAGTTAATATTAAGTTACATTCCAATCCGTATTCGACAGTACATTGTAGTCGATAGACGTATCAACTGTTATCCATTGTATATCCTCTGGCAGTACACGCAGATAGCGGCTGACACCGACATCACATACAAGACCTACCGCCACGTTAATGCCGCCACGCCTTGCAACTGCCACGCCGATACCACCGATGCGACCTACCGATGCGCTGATGCCGCCTAACCGCTCAACCGATACACTGATACAGCCCATACACTACACACTATTTTACGTTTATACCCGTTGGTACGGTCACTACCTCGTCACGGAAGCCGTCAGGCATATCGCTGTCAGGAATCCTTGCCGAGAATACCATATAGTACTCGCCACTGCCGATAACCTTAGTGTCAACGACGGCAAGATACTCATCTTCGCTGATGCGCACCATGTCTTTCTTCTCTACGGTCTGTCCGTTGTTCAGACCGCTACGGAAAAACCTACAGGCGAAGTCAACATCGTCTAAGTGAATGTTGTTGCCCAAGTCCACTGTTACGCAGAACTTTAGGTCAGTTCCTCTTGTTGGTGGTAATACATTGTTCATATCTTTTTGTCTCCTATCTTAATCAAGTCTAACCCAGAATCCGTTATAAGCCAGCAGGCGGTAAACACCTCCTTCGTGGTCTTGGTTGCCGTTAAGCTGAATGGCATCGGTGCCATACTGCTCAGTGAAAGAGTGTTTTAATTTCCATGCGCCGTCAACCTGCATGACTATCAGAGCACCTACATAAGACGTGCCTGACGGCTGCGTGTATCGCGTATCGACGATCTCAATAACCTTTCCCTCAAAGTCAGAGACGACAGGGAGGCTGATATATATGTCGCCTGTGTCATTCGCTGTTCTCTTGATGACAACGAAATCAGCGGAGCCGATGCAGTTGAAGAATATATCGTTGCCTGAGTCGGGCGGCGTTCCATAGACATTATTCGACATCGCCGCCACCTGTTCCCTTGTATAGTACTTGCCTACCACGAAGCCATAGCCTCCATCGGCCTTCTTACACCAATAACTGTTTTCCTCGGTGTAGATGACTACGCCGTGGTAGAAGTTCTTCGATTTGATAGTACCCTTGAACGTTGCGTCGCCATTGCTATCAAGACCCATCAACTGTTCGCCGTCTTGGTTCTGCCACTCGAACTGGTCGGCCACGGCTTTTATCTTCCCTGCCTCGATGTCTATGCCCGTTCTACTCAGTCCGTCGGACACGCCGAGCGAGATACGGCGGGCAGACTGCTCCATGAGCGAGCTATAACGTGTAGGCTCCATAGCATAGCCTTCTTGCAGGACTATATCGGTCATATAGATATAACCGTACCATGAGGAATTATAGTTCTTATAGATTGTCAGAGCCACAAGACGCCTGATGTCGCTTACGCTGACCGTATTGGTGACATAGAATCTTACGAAGTAGCGTACCCATTCCCGATGTTTAAGAGTGATTAGCGTTAAACCGTCGCCCGATACGCCTTCACTGATACCTCCTGCGCCTTCGTCATACCGTTCGCTGCCTATATCAGTGATAATGACGGCACCGTTCAACAGGCTAAAGGTATTGTGTATTTTTGGTACGTTGGAATAGCTGTTATACGAGGTGGCCCAATAACTGAGCGTATAGACACGTCCTGCCACAAGGTCCTGCGTTACCTTTGCTGAAATTACTTCATCCCACTCCGGGGTTGATGAGGAACTGCCGCTGTAATAGTATCTGTTACAAGTCTTGCTGACGTTCTTGCTATCAGTATAGGTTATGCCAGTCGATACCCCTGATTTCAATGTCAGAGGCCCAAGGAGCTGCGCCCTTCCCGTGTAGCTGATGTCCTCGTCGGCTTCCACGAACTCCGTTGCCTCGTCACCTCGCTCAATCTTCAAGTGACGGACATAAATGTCGTAGTTTGACGAATACTGTGCCTCGAAGTCGATGAAGCCGTTATAGGACTCGGCATCCATGTATGGTGTGTTGTCGGCGAGATAGAAGTGCAGCTCATAAGACTGCCATGAGGTGTTGACAGAGATATTGGTGTTGGCAGCACTGGCTGAGATAGAGCCTTTTCCTTTAGTTGCTTCCACATCACAGACATTGACATTGACAGCACCGCTGCCGCTGCTCAGTTTTGCCTGGAACGTCACGACAAAGTAGCCGCCCTGCCCTTCAAGGTCAAGGTTGGATATTCTTCCACGACGGTAGCTGTTCACTGACGTGTTGATGATTACGCCATAGCCCTGAATGAACGGAACACAAAACCAGTTGCTTGTCTCCATCTTACAGCCCTTGTGGAAGCCGAACAGGTTACGTTCACCCGTACCGAGAGCCTTTGATATCTCCTCCGTGAACTCCTGTGTCAAGCCCTGTGCACTTCGCGTAATCTTGGCCTCATAGTCCTGTTGCAGAATATCATCCTGATTGTCCACATAAGTCCGCAATCTGCCCAGCTCCGTACTGACGCCGTTCTCAATGGTCTGCGTCCATGAGCCGAGCTGGTTGACGAACACAGGTATCTTGATGGTCTTCGTGCCCGTCATTCCCTCAATGTCCGTCAGCGTGACGGATATTTCAGACGACGACACACTGCTGCTAACGCCTGACAGCGTGATAACGTGCTCGGTTCCGCTGTACGAGTTGTCCCTTGATACCGTCAGACCTGTTCCGCTCGGCGCGTTCACCTTGAAGGTCTTTGCTGTGCTGCCCGCCACGACGCTGATGGTAAAGGTGCGGGGCAGACCGTAGTCGGAGGCATCGTTGAGGTTCTGGTTAAGTATGATGGAAGCGGGAGTAACGTTGATGGAATAGGCATCCTCACCGTCGAAGTAGTCCACACCCTTGACGGGGGTTGTGCCGTCTTTTCCATCTTCGCCTTTGCTGCCTTTCCATTCTGTCCATACATAATCACGGTAGTTCTGACTGTCAGTAGCATTTTGGTCACGGTAGGTTCCTATATAGGTTGCTCCGTTAAAGTTGGTCGTAGAGAAGTTCTGCGAACCATCGGCACTCGTAGCGTAGGCAAAGTGTGTAGTATAGCCGTCTGCGCCTGGGTCTCCGTCATCACCGTCAATGCCGACTCGACTGACACTGTAGGACTTTAATACGGTTGAAGAACCGACATAGGCTGTCTGCGACAGACTCCATAGGTAATCGCCCTGCGATAGCGTTGGTGGTGTGGTGAGCGTGAATGTGCTGTCACTTGGCTGTGATGATGTCTTCTGTGTGGAGTATCTGACGTATGTACGGCTTGTGTCTATCTCTACGTTATCACCGTCCTCCGGCTGATAGGTTACGCCGTAGGTCGTATCGTATTCAAGCGTGCCTGCATTGTTATAGGCAGTAACGTCCTTCGTCCACAGGTACTTGCCTTTCTGTATAGCGGGAATGCTATTGCTCCATGAGGTAATGTCGCTCGGATAGTCTCGTCCCGATTCGGCAGAACCATAGTTGCTGTAGGCATACTGGATATACGAGTGGCTGGCATCATAGCTGACGCTATCACCCTTGTCACCCTTGTCTCCCTTCTGTCCCTTGTTCTCAATCCAATACGCAGGTGTAGTTCCAGGTGCCTCCGTAATGTTCAGAGGTGTTGTGCCTGTATATACGCATATCCAGTTGGAGCCGTTGTAAGTCCATTCGTCACCCCATGCAGACACCTTTCCTTGCGTCCATGTGCCGTGATAGACCGTCGGAGGCACGGATTCGCCGCTTGCGGTAGTCCACTTGAAGCGCCGTGCGGTCATACGCACGTCCTCCTTGGAGAAGTAGTGTATCTCGTGTGTACTTAGTGCCGCGTAGTTGTTGATATTGTCATAGATACCAATGCTGGCCGTGCCCTCGGCTGTTATCTGCACGGCACCTTGTCGTGTTGTGTCAGACTGACTGCCAAGACATACCACCTTGTCTCCAGCCGCAGGCTCATCGCCATTAGCGTTCTCGTAACCTACAAAGCCTGTGCCGCCGCCTTCGTTATAGACGGGGTTGCCGTTCTTGTCGTACAGAAAAGCTGTATAGACGTTAGCAAGGTCGGCATAGTGCCACACCACACCACTTTCCGTGGTCTGCCCGACGCGGCATACAAGCCTCCAATAACGCCTGTTGCTTGCATCTTCATACTCTCCTGTCTCTGTCACGTTGTATGTCTGGCAGAAGGCTTGGTCTCCTTGGTGCCAGTAGTTCATCGTACCCGTGGTACCATCATCGGCCTTCCACAGCAGGCGATAGCCGACAACTGTTCCGCTTCCGCTCGTCGTCCATGTGCGCGTGTCCGATGCCGACGAGCCGTACAGGTTCTGTACCTTGGCTACGGTCGAGCCTGCCGGCGTGAGCAGGTAAGTGCCGCCGATATACGTCACCTCGCGGATATTGAGCGAGTTGACAATCATCCGTCCGAGGACTATCAGGTCATCGGTCTGCACCTTCGCCTTTCCATTGGCATCAATGGTAACGCCGAAGCCTTTGCCGATCATACCAACCGCTTCTACGAATCCCGGTGTTTTAAGTATAGAAGCAATCAGCTGTGCAGCCGTCATGTTATGCGCCGTCACATCACCATCGCTGGTAATGCCCCATGAGCCGTTGACAAGCAGGGAATAGACCTTGGCGGCACCGTTGGCGGCAATACCAAATAAGTTCTTTGTGTTCACCCATAAGCCCTTCAGGAAACCTATCTGTTCGGCAGCAGTATCTTCATCGGTCTTTGACAGGAACCTGCCGGTACAAGTCTCGTCGATGACTTCTGCGATGTGGTCATTGACTTCTTCCTCGAACTCGTCGAGATCCTGGCGTGTGACGAAATTCTGGATGGTAGAGGCGAGCTGGGTGGCCCACAGCTTGATGCGGTCGAAGTTGCGCTTCAGCTTCAAGCGAGAGGAGAGACCTGTATCACCCGACGGTGAACCTTCGGGAGTGGCGGCTGGTTGCCAAGGTTCGATGTTCTCGAACTGAAGGGAACTGGTGTTCTGCGATTCTTCTGCCATGGTGGGTTAGTCGATGGAGGTGAGGAGCTGATGATTGAAGGAGAGAAGCAGGGGCTGCCAGAAGTGACGGGCCTCGCCGGTGTCCTGATCGCGGTAGGTGAGCATGAAGTCCTGGCAGGTGATGTCATTATGACATGACGACATAGCGGACGAGGAGGCGGGACGCGGGTTCTTGACGAGGAGAGCGTGTTCGCAGACGATCTCACCATGACTCTCATGGCGCTGCATGGAGTAGGTCATATAGCTCAGGGCGAAGGACTGGCCACGGACTGTAAGCTGTCGCATCTGACGGATGGCTTCGTAAACTGTCATGGTGCAAATATATATACAATAGGTGAGATAAAAAAGGACAAGATTAGCGGTGAGCGTTGCGCTCCAGCTGCTCTTCATGACGGATCTCGCGGCGGAGGTCGCGAACGGTGAGGGACTGGGCGGTGTTTTTCTCGATGCGCTCCAAAACGGGGAGGATGTCGGTAGACGTGGCTATGCCTGACGATGACTCATCGGGAGTTGGGGCGGAGAGGGATGTTCCGGCAGAACCGGCGCCTGCCGAGAATCCGCCACGGTAGCGGCCACGGCCGTAGGCTTCCTCTAGGAGGCGGGTGGCGTTGAGAATCTGGATGTCGCCGAGGCGCTGATGGCGGTCGATGACGTCGAGCACGGGACGCACGGAGGGATTGGCCACGGCGCGGTGGTTGGCCACGAACTCGTTCTTATGGACGGGGATGACACCTGCCTGCTCACGAGGGTTACCTTTGGCGGTGTAGCCCTGTTGGTAGTCATCGGAGTAGCCGCCGGAATAAAGGCCGGCGGCCTGGTCAGCAGCTGCCTTAGCGGAGGCGAGCTGCATGGCGCCGGCGGCTGCAGCCATGGCTACGAAGGGTACTGCCCACGGCATACCCAACTCGGCAATGGTCTTTGAGATACCCTGCGCCGTGTTGCCGACAATCTGTAGTATCTGAATCTTGAAGTTGCGGTCGGCATACTTCTTGGCGATGGCCTGTTTTTCGGCCTCCTGCTGCTCTTCGAGGGCGGTGGTGTCTCTTCCTTGTTTGCGAGCAGCGGCAGTCATGCGCTTGTACTTGGCGTCAACTTGGGCCGTTTCGCGCTGTTGCATGGCAGAAAAGAGTGAGGATGTAGAGGAGAGAAGATTACTGACGGAGTCTATGGCGGCCTGCTGAATGGCGGTACGCTGGTTCTCTTGCTCCTGGGCAATCTGTGTGAGGTTATCCTGGTACTGCTGATAAGTGATGCGTCCATTTTTATAGTACTCTTCATTGAGTTCACGCATACGATTAAAAGATTCGCCCGCCATCTCAACTTCATGGAGCCATTTGTTAGAGTCGTTATAGATGGATTCTTTCTGCTGTTTCTGTTGGCCGGCCTGCTGTATCTCCAGCTGCAACAGCCGCTTCGAGGCCTGCTGGTACTCTGCGGAGCCCTCCTTCATGGCATCGAGACGCTTGCGTTGGTATTCAATCTCCAGCTGTAGCTTGAGGTCATCGTACTGCTGTTGCGTGGTGATGTCACCACCGAGCCACTGCTGGGCGAGACGGATTTCTTCAGCACTCTGCTGACGGTCGATGTCGGCGAGATTCTCCTGATGCTTGCGCTGCTCGACCTCTCGCTGTCGGTTGCCCTCCTTGATGATGCTGTCGAGCGACATGTTGGCCACCTCTACGCGCTCGGATTCAGAGGCTCCGAAGTCCCGGCGGATTTCGGCCAAACGAGCGAGATATTGCTGTTCGGCCTGGAATTCGCGCTCATGCCACTCGTCCAGCTTTTCCTTCTTTCCCTCGTATTGCTGGCGAAGCAGAAGTTTTTCGCGTTCGTAGGAGGCCTTGAGCTCGGCTTCTTTCTCCTGCCGCTGCTTGCGGAGACGGTCAAGGTGGCGCTTGGTGGTGCTGGTGGTGGAGTTCGACGACGAATCGCCGGAGGTGTTGGTGGAGTCCAGCGAACCAGAACCTGATTGACCTTCCAAAATCTGCCGCTGCTTTTCCAAATGCTCGGACATGACGGCAGAGAAATCGAGCTGCTCTTGTACTTGATTAAGTCGCTGTTCGAGGGCCTCGATAGTATTCTGGGTCGTAGAAATGATATTGTTTTTCACATCTTGAAGAACGGCGTCGTAGCCAGCAGAAAAACCGGCACCAAGACGAAGAGTTCCCAATCCGGTCAAGAACGCCTTAGTTCTCTCCCACCACGAAAGGTCGAATTCGCCGTCTTCGGCGTTCATTTGTTTCTTGCGGGCCTCACTGAGCTTGCCGAGAATGATGTCGCGTTCTATGCGAGTCTGCAGGCTTTGATTATAGAGATCTATTTGATGGCGGGCCTTGCCGGTTCTTATTGCCTCTTCCGTGAGATTAGGAAGGTGTTGGTTCTGCATGAGCTGGTTGAGTTCATCAAGAGCCTCCTTCCGCTGTCTCTCTGTTGTCGTCGAGGACTTGATGATGCCAATGAGTTGCTGCTGCTTAGTCTGTTCCTCAATAATCTGCGATTGGGACTCACGGCGAACCTCGCTAAGTGCCTTCTCGGCTTCGGAGGCCTTGTTGAGCCAGTTGACCAGTGTTATAGTGATTGCTACGAGTGAGGCAATTGCTGCAGCTACTGCTCCGGCAGGATTTGCCACCATCGTTCTGTTGAGGAGCCTTTGTGCCGCTTCAGCCTTGACAGTATTTCCCCGGAGTGTGTTGTAGACACGGCTTGTGGTTAGTACGATAGCGTTATGAATACGCAACAGGGCGTTCCACCCCGTTGTGAAGGCTGCTTCTGTCTTGGACAACAGGAGCATGGCTTTCTTCTTTATGATGAGTGCGTTGAGTGCGAGCTGATAGGCGGCGATGGTTGCCACCAGAGTCAATATTGTGACGCGGTTGTGTGACAGCTCAGATATGACGGATGATATGACCTTCAAAAAAGTTGTGGTGGACTTGATGCTGCCCTCGATGATGGGCATGAGTTTCTGTCCGAGGGCGGCAGCCTGGTCGTTCATGGCCTTCTTGGCCATATCGAGCTTGGCGGCGGCAGAGGAGTTGGCGTTGTTGAACTCGTCGATGATGGAAGTGCCTTCGTCGTAGGCCTGGCGGGCGTCGGTCTGAGCCTTGCGCAGCTCGTCCATCTTGTTGATGAGGGAGGAGATGACGGGGACGGCCTGTGTACCTTGCAGCTTCAAAGACTTTAGGGCCGGTGCCAGGGCATCGAAGCCTCCATTCTGCTTGAGACCTTCGAGGAACTGAAGAATGGCGGCGTTGGCATCTGACTTCAGTAAATCAGTGAAGGCCTTCACATCCAGACCAGCAGCCTTGGCGAACCTGGCTGGGTCGGTGAACATCTTGGTGATGAGCTGGGCGAACACGCCGGATGCAACCTTTCCTTCGACACCGGCTTGGGAGAGGGCGGAGGCATAGCCCATGATGTCGGTCTGGGAGATACGGGCATTGACGGCCATACCGGCCATGTCGGACGTGAACTCGGTGATAAAGCCGGTGTTGGCCGATGAGTTGGCACCGAGGACATTGATGGCTGAGCCCGTGGCGAGCATGGCACCATTGAGTCCCTTGGTCTTGTCTTCGCCAAAGACCATGGTAAGCTTGCCTATCTGGTCGATGGCACCCTCGCCGAGGTCATCACCCAGAGCTACATTGATTTTATCGGCAGCATCGACGAAACCGATGATGTCGCGTTCGGCGGTGATGCCCAGACGGCCGGCAGCGCCAGCCAGCGCGTTGAGCTCCTCGCGCGGGGTGCGAGTGGTCATCTTCTGGAACGCCTCGTTCATGTGTTCCACCTCGGCCTTGGTCTGGCCGGTGTACTTCATGACGTCAGTCATGGCCTCGTCCATCTTGGCGAAGGATTGGACGTACTGGTCGGCCCAGGCGACGATGCGGTCCTTGATGTCGAGGGCGTTGGTGATGGCGAAGCCGATGGCATTCATTTCCCCAAGGAATGAATCCCATCCCCTTGTCTTCATCAAAGAGTCTTCGGTATCTTTAGCTACCGTCTTTAGTTCTTTCATCCGTTCCTTGACCGCATCAAGTTCTGTCTTGTATTCCTTGAAATCGTCACTATTAGGATTGAGGTTATTGAGAACCGCTGTCAGATCCTTAGCACGCTGCCCAAGTTGCTGAATAGACATTTTGTTGATGTCGGCCGTTCTGGTAAACGACTTCATCTTCTGTTCGTTCTCATGAACTTCTCGTGCAGTCTTGGTTAGTGTCTTACTAAGACGGTCAAACTCCTGGCGCTCCTCCTTGGTCATGGCGTTCAGGCCGTTCTTGGCCAGCTTATCCATAGCGCGACGGGTCTTCTCCAGTTCTTTCTGGCCATTCTTCAGGTCTTCCTGCAGCTGCTGCAGCTGCTGTTGATCATAGTCTGGCTTCACGTTGAAGCGCAGATTGACTGTATCGACAGAAATGCTCATATATCTTTGATTTTTCAGCAAAGATATATATAATATGGTAAAGGGAAAAGGACAAAAAAGTCGCCCTTAACAGAGCGACTTAGAACTTTTGTAATGGTGTGCCGTAGAAAGGATCTTTATCCCACGGAGACTTCTTCTTCGACTTGTGCTTCTCCGGCTTGTCATTGCCGAAGGCGAGGCCGAACACGAGGCCGATGACGATGGCTATGAGGATGTAGATCATATTCGTTTCTTCTTTTGTTTGGTGCAAAGATAGTGATTATTTCTGAGATTTGCAAGGGGGGAATCCCTATTTGTGAGGGGGAAAGACCCTAAATTATGCGGTTAATCTTTTGTGTGGAACAGGTATTTTGCAACCAGAATGAAGATTCCTATGACGTTTGCGGTCGAGGTCGTTACAATGGCAATCAACACAGACCCATCAAGAGTGGTTAGTTCAAAACCATTAAAATACAACAGAACCATTACGGCTAAAAGATAGACACATAAGAGAAGGAAAATTTTGTCAGCGTATCCTTTGCGTTGAATTCGATCCTGCTTCTTCCCTTCAAGCTCCTCTTTTCTGAGACTGAGATCAACAAGGGATTTTTCCTTTTCTATGTCTGTCAGCGTGACAGACTCTTCGCTTTCGGTGGTGTCGACCTGCTCTTGGGGAACACGAGACAGACGGTCTACTAACTCAGTGATTGTTATTTCATGCTCTTTCATTAGCAATCCTTTTGAAGCAGCTTGTCGACAATCTTTCTGTAATATACTCTCGTGACAATATCGGGAATCTCGTTGTTCTTTCCTTCCTCGTAAACTAATGCCCACGGCGAACCTGGCTTGTGAAGCAAATCGACAAGTTCGGAATCTGTATAATGATAATAATTCTTCCAAACGAAATCACAGGCCTTACGGGCTTTCTCATCTTCCAGCTCGGGGGTTGACATTTGAATCGTTATAATCCCTTCACTTTTCGTCTCTCCAGAAAAAATCTCAGTTTTCTTTGTGATAGGCTGATTTCCGTATATCTTGAACGAGTGGTATACAGAAGGAATGACAGGACCATATTTCCATGCTTCAACCCTGTCGAATCTTGGGTTAAGAGCAGATTCGTCATATAATGCCAACATGTACCCGTGCGCAATATAAACGAGTTTCATCAACTTCAATGGTTTTAAGTCCTTGGCTCCAGAGAGAGACTTTTCCACGAAGTAGTTGGCCACTGACAAGGCACTATCTTTCATAAGTTTTCGGTTGTTTTTTGTTGCGGTACTTACTTTTCTGGCGGCAAAGTTACGAAAAGATTTTGATTTTTGGTACAAAAATAATTATTAATTTCACGATATTAATGGTTTTTGTGGGATTTTGAGGATTGTGTGTGCACACAGGGTGTTATTTGGAGGCTGTGAAATCGACTTTGGCCTGGAGGAGGATGCTACGTATGCGGGTGAGCTCTGCGTCGGACATACCGGCGGTGAGACGGCGGATGAGACGGCTGTAGCCGGCGTAGCGGTTGCGGTTGTACCACTGGACGCGCTTGGGGTGGTGGTTCTTGCGTGCCCAGGCGGAACGGTTCTTGCCTAGCGATGATTCGCCGGGAGTGGTGGCGGAGCGGGTGCGGCGTGAACGGACCTCGGCCAGGCGACCGTAGAGGTTGAAGGAGACAGTGAGGGTCTGGGAACCCTGAGAGGAGGATGTGCTGTAATCGAAGGACTCGACAAGGGCGCCGGTATCGACGTTGCCGCCACGCTCGATGGCCTCGATGAAACGGTCAACGAGCCATTCGCCGTGTTGGGAGAGCTCTTCGCGCACCCACAGGTCTATTTCGCGGTAAGAGATGGGCTGGGACATGGGCTTGAAGGGGTTAATGTGGTGTTTGGTCGTTCCAACGGCCGTCGTCGAGCCAAGCGCCGCCGTCATCCCAGGCTCCACGAGTGAGAATCCAGCGGTGCTCGATGGATTCATCGGAGATGCGGATGGGGTAGCAGGTGAGTCGCCACAGGGGCTGGCGCCCCTCGGCGGTGATGGTCTCTTCGGCATCGCGGACGACGTAACGGCGGTTGCCAATGATGTAGACCTGCCGGACGTCGATGTGGTTGGGGTCGAAGGTCTCGAAGGTGACGGCGTGGGCGGTGTCTATCTGATAGCCGCCCTGATAGTAGTCGGTATCGAGGTCCTGAAGACGGAGGGAGCCTTCTGGGTGGTATTCGTCAGATCTCCAGGCGGTAAACGGGTATAATGTGGTGAGACAATAGACATGGCTCGCATCTGTATAAGCCATAAGATCTGAGAATTCATTTAGGAAGGCGCACCGGATGTTACCTGCAGATGATTCTTGCTTGGTGTATTCCTGGATTTGTTGTTCGATTGGCTTTTCTTCTTCGCCGCCGTCATTGTCTAGAGCTTCAGAGGCAGAATTATCGGTTTCGATGGCTGTGGAACTTTCAATATCTATAATTTCAGGAATATCTTTGGTAAAAAAGACCATCGGTGCTGGCGTGATTTTCAGTGTTAGTGTGGAAGGGCTATCTTCTCTTAATAAATCGCGAAATTGATTGATTTCAAGAAGACAATCTTCTGTTTGTACCTGTCCGGAATTATATATATCATGATGAGTAACAATATATAGCCTATCGTCTCCATCAACCTTGTGGATTGAATCGTATTCTAGAGGTATGTCATTAAGAATGTCGGATAAACGATTATGTATCACAACACCTCCTTTAGGCGTATATCCTTCAGGCAACTTCATGAGATTGGCATATTGGGATTTTGGAATGTCATAAGTAACATTGGCGGAAGTCCAGTCTGCGTCATCGTTGTTGTCCGTTTCAACTTGCATCTCGTATTCATCGACGACGTTGGCGAGTGTCAACTGACGTGCATTTTGATAAAATACGGTTTTCTGTAAGATGTCACATGTGCGATTTAGGTTGTCCACAAGGAAAACAACTCCACAGAGACGTTCTACTTCGACAAGGAAGTTTTTGACCTCCCAGCCTGGAAACATTTTGGCGTATTCTGTAGTACGGATGGTGTTGACGAGAAAAAGATTGCGGAATTGCGTATCTTCGAGTTGGTTGACACCGATTGTATAGCCGAGTGCGGTGATAAGTCTGCGGAGAATGGCGCATAAATATGGTTGTGGCATAGCATCGGTTATCCAGTAATCCCACTCTGCATGGTCGAACGGACTGGACATGTTGTCGGTGATATGGACGTTATTATAAATGGTGTTGCCGTTTCTGATGAGTGGCATACAATAGTCTGAATTTCCGTAGGTGCGGTTATAGTTCGGCAAATCTCTCGCATCAGGCCAATGGTATTCGAGGCTTTCTATAGATGTTCCAATAGTTCCGAGGTCGAGCTGTTCAAGGCGTAGGGAGGAACCTATGAAGTAGTTGAGCTCGGAGTTGCCGGAAACAATCTGGATGGAGACTGTCTGCTCCGTCCACTTGGTGACAACCTCGGTGCCACGACAGTAGACGTGACCGTCGGCCATGAGGATGGCGGTGCGGCGGGTGTCAATCTGACTACTCTTGTTGAGACGGTGAAGGAAACCGTAGAGCTGTTGGTTGACGGGATTGTCGAGGCGGAGGGTACAGTCATAGGTGTACTCTCCGGATTTGGTGAAGAAGGAGTTTTCGCGCTTGACGGTGACGCTGAATCCTTGTGGCAGTACGGTCTCGACGCCGGCGATTATGAGCTGAGTCATAGGCGATGGTTTTCATTAGTCGGCCTCTAAGTGTCAAATTCTCTAGAGAATTCAAACATCAGAGGCCGCATACGGGACGTTAGATGTTCTTATCCTTTAGACGGAAGGTGACTGACAGGCCGTTGAAGCCTCCATACTGGTTATATTCCCACTCAACAGTAAGGGGACGCGAGGTGTCGACCTCGCCCTTGTCGCAAAATTCCTGAAAGTCTTCGCCGATGAGCAGGCGAACCAGCTGCTGCATGAGTTGCTGCAGGCTGGCGTACTCGTGGTATTCCAGAGGAGTCCCCTGGTGGTCGTCGGACATACGTTCGAGAACCATGAGGAGGCACTCGCCTTCTGACAGCCAGTAACTGCCAGAACTGGAGAGATCCATACCGGGGATGTTGCCGCAGACGATGACTCCTGGCTGGTCCTTGAGCAGGGTTACTAACTGTGATTCGGTGACTGCAAGGCGTATCTTGTCGACGTGGACGCCGGAGAGTTGGCTGGCCTTGGCCGTGAGCTCGGCGATGAACTGCTGGTAATCTTGAATGGGTATCATGTTAATTCACGTTATTACAATGCTTGGTGGGGGTCTGCCATGCGGAATGAAATCTCGACGTGCTGCATCCCCATGGAACGACGCGCGACGGTAAAATTGGATTTTGTGATAATGATGGGCAGCCACTGACCTTCGTAGAAGACTTCAGCCTTGCGCGAAGTGACGAAGTCGGCCCATGAGGCATACTCGGAGCGGGAATGAATGTGCCCGGAACGCAGTGTGTACTCATCCTGTTGCTCGACGCTGTAGCGGACATGCTGGCCAAGATAGAGCTGTGTCTGGTCCTGAAAGGCGGGCTTGATGTCGAGCGGACGGGTGGTCATCATGGTCTGCGGCACGTCGTAGCGGTTGAGGAAACGGACGGCTACGCAATTGTCGGGACAGGAGGTGTGGTCTATCCAGACGTGTACGGCAGCTGCTCCCGTGTCGCCTATCAATGCACCGTTTGCAGGAATCGGACTCGTACTTACTGTCTGCAGACCATTGATGGTCGTGTACTGCATTGCCGTGAGCGGCTGCCCGTTGGGACCTATTACCATGACGAGGTCTCCGGCGGCGAGTATGGTCTTGGTGCCGTTAGGGTCTCGTGGGTTCTTGAATCGGCTGGCGTAGAGTGTGCGGCTCTCGGTGTAGTTGCCGGCAACGAAGGATACCTGTGCCGAGGCGTGTCCCGTGTCGGTGAGGTCGCCGTAGATGGCAGCCTCGAGAACTGAGCGCAATCCGCGTACGGTAATGACACCGTTGGCGGGTGAGTAGGTCTCGCGGAGGATGACAGTTCCGCCGACAGTCAGTGTGGCTTCGACAGTGTCTTGACTGTTGAATGTGACCACGTCGACGTCGCAGACAAACTTTGTAGGAAACAGACTCATAGGCTCATGAATTTATTATGTGGGTCGTTCTCTGGCATCTGGAGGTAGGTGGGAAGGGAACCTTGCGATGATTCGCCGGTAGCGGCGAGGTCGCGCAGCTGCTTCATCTCGTTGATCCAGTAGTGCTGTTGGTGTGAGAGATGCTTTAGGAAGTCATTGAGCTGGTCAATGGATGCAGCTTCCTGACGATTCCCGCCTCCGTCGCTCTCGAAGAGCTTCATCAGTCCGTAAGGCAACGTCTGCAGAGAGGTGCGGCGTCCCATCAGTGCAAGCGCACCAAGGCAAACGGCTTTCTGGGTGGCATACTGCAGCGTATCGGTGTTGGGAAATTCGAGGAACTCCTCCGCGACGAAACTTGTGCCGTATGCTTTTTCCACGAAGTGCTGGCTCTCGGCGAGGAAAGGCACTAGGCGCAAATAGAGCCAAGGCGACGGGTCGGTGCCTGTCAGCCAGGAAAGATTGTTTTCGTTCTTGACGATGAGCAGCTGCTGTTGTTTCCATACTGATGAGGAGTGGAACTCATCCACGTCATGCAATTCGAAGAGCAAGCGGTCCAGTGCCCGGTAGTATTCCTCCATGTGCGCCCGGTCGTCACGTGCCAACTGCCACTCAAAGGGACGTGCCTCGTTGTCGTGGTCAATCTTCACCTTGCGTCCGCCGTCCTGGTGCGATATGTCGTTCAGGCGGTAGTAGCGCATACAGGCCATATAGCCAATGGCACAGGCCGCATGTGTCCATGCGTCAGTACCGCGACCTCTGCCCGTAGCCAACCACTCCATAGTTTCATGACCGATAATTCCTGCCAGTTCATGCTCCACGGTATAGACGGTATTCTCAATACGCGAGAAGTCGGCATTTGCCCACCAGGAACTGGTGACATTGCGCAGTGTTTGGCTATCGCAAATGATTCCGTAGTTATTCATTTTCTCTTCTTCTTGATTGATTGTAGTGTTTGGTAATCCATCAGTAGCTTCTGCATGACAGTCAGTAGCGGAGTATGGTCAACATCCTTGACGGTTCCGAAGACGTGACTCTCGGCCAGTGTCAGACATATCTGCTGTAGACGACTGCCATTGCCTTTTTCCACCTCGCCCTGCACCTGTTTTCGTTCAAAAACTGGCGCGAAGCACACTTCCTCGCCGTCGATAATGAAAGTACCTGTGGTCAGATATTCGCAGAACCAGGCAAACCAAGCATAGATGCCCCACACCTGCCATGGTTTCATCTTGCGGCCTCGCTCGATCTTGTTGTCTGTGGAGTCCCAGTCGTAAGGCTGACGACGCAGCTGCTGGTTGTACTTCTGTTGTGGGGTGGCTTCAGGCCGGTAGAGTAGTCCGGCGAGAGCCAGCAGAGCGGTGGAAGTCTGATTTTGTTCGTAAGTCTTCAGGTGAGCGAAAGCCTGACGAAACTCACCGAATGTAAGGTCAGCGCCATGGTCGGAGGGACCGAGCCAGTTGCGTACCTTGGGAATTAGGTTGCGAGTATCCTTGTATACGAGACTGATGATAGCACCTTCAGCATGCCATAGCCAGTTGAGTGAATTGGCTATCTGACCTATCAGCAGGATACAGTCGGGATTGTTTAGCTGGAGCTTAACACCCCGGTTCTTCAGTAGTATGCGTGCGGTCTCAACGGTGATGTCAAACTCGGAATAACGCCCTCCGTGTTCGACCACCTTCTGGCGAATTTTCAGAATCTCGCGCCAGTCCTCGGGCGTCAGGTCCTGCCAACAGTCGGGAATCTCAATGGTTCTCAGTTTCTGTTTCATTGCTGATTAGTCATTCTGTCTCCAGCAGAGACGTTGTCTTCTTTTTGGATGGTTTTGTGATAGAAGCCGAAGAAAAGGTCGCGTTTTTCGGGGAAGTTGATGCGCAGCGCATCGTTCAGGGCTTCGAGCACAATCTGTTCAGGGATAACTGTGTCGGCGCCGTAGAAGATTTTCAGGGCATAGAGCATCTGTGAACCGCTGTCACTCTTGCCGTCGATGATGATGTTCGAGAGGGCTGGCGATAGCCCCATAGCGGAAGTAGTGGCTGAATCGGCCATGCGTGAGATGTCCTTCTGTGCCTGGATGTACTTATCGAGGTTGAGTTCGATAGGCTCAATCTTCCACTGCTGCTCGTGTCCTTGGTCGTCAATGAAATCGACGCAGGTAAAGAACTTACCCGCATTATGCTTGCCAGCCATGACATCGGCAATTTGTCGGGTGACATTGTCACGCTGGCGGTTGATTTCCTTGGCTACCTGTTGGTCTGTCCAATCAGGGTGGTCCATCTCGATGGCCATCTGCTTCTCTCTCCAGTAAGTCTGTGGCTCATGTACGATATAGGCTGCGGCAATGACATTGTCGTTCAGTGCCCGAACAATCTCGGCAATATCGTTGGCGTCCTGCATCCAGGGAATGGAGCCGTGGAAAGATGAGATGGCGTAGAGGTTACGGCCGAAACTGCGTAGGGAGTGGTACTGGATGGCTGCCTCATGGTCTGTTGGGTGCCATTTGTCGAAACGCGGGAATGTCTGTAGTTGACGCCAGCGTTCCATATCGCCTACGAGTAATTCGGTGATGTCGTCAAGAGATGGCGTGCGTTGTAGGTCTGGCCATACAAACCGACAGTCAGCCGATGGGATACACTCCAAAGAGTGAATCCATGGCTTACCGATGCGCACCGACTTGGCACACTGATACTTGGTGAAGTGGCCACTCAGGTGCAGATACTCAGTCAGAGCCTCGCGGACGTAACGCTTGTAGTCCCATGTGTTGAGCCACGCTTGAATCTCTTCATCCTGCGTCCACTCCTGGATAACCTCATTATCCTCTATCTTTGTGCGATAGAGCTGCACCCCCTGGCCGTAGATGAGTCCCTGCTTACGGGTGAGGATACCCGGGCCGATGTTGTTCTTCTCTAACAAGTCGCGTACCATGCGTGGCATCTGGTCGTCTGGCCCCCACGGTACGATGCTTACGCCGCCAACCGACTGAGGATCCTTATCCCAACTACGACCTCCGAGGTCGAAGAATGTCGAAAGCGACTGCGCGCCGAAGCGGCTTGACATGCCAATGGCGTAGGTTCCCGTGCCAGTGTCGACCAACGAAAACTGTCCGGCTTTGTCTATGATCTTTCCTTTGTTGCTCATCATCTTATTCATATCTGATGACAAAGATACATATAATAAGGTGGAAAGAAAAGGACACCTCGCTCATGGCTTTTCGTCACATCTCCGACGTGGCTTGGGACTTGCAATCGCAAGTCGAGTTGAGGGCGGGCCGGCATCAAACGTGCGTCGATAAAGGCGTTTTTTTGTTTTGCATATCTATAATGTCCTGTTTATCGGGGTTTCGCGAATTTGAACGTTACATAATGGGGCAAAAAATGGTGCTTTTCGGTGAAAAGATAGACGAAAAATCCCGTGCAACCCTTACGGACGGCACGGGACGGAAATGAAATGTAAAAAAATACCTCTTTTTTTTATAGATTGCACTTAATATGTAAAAGAAATCCTAATTTCTTAACATATCAGTGCGGCGTGTTCCTGAAGCAGGTGGTTGTAGTCAGTGAGCAGCTGCAGGTATCTGTCGGCGAAGCGGGCGAGGTTGCGACGGTGGCAATGTCGCATAGTGTTTGCCGTGGTGGTCATCTGTCGGGAGACGGCCTGCATCTCTAGGCATATGGTCTTGGCGGTTCTCATAGCACACCTCCTATTCCTATGATGGTGAGTACTGCGATGAGCCAGAGGTGAGCCTTCGCCACGTCGCCATGTGTGAACACGTCGCCCTCTGTCGAGCACAGGACCGTGAACGTCTCACTGCGGGCGTTCCACCACGCTTTCCAGTTCTTTACGATACTCTCCGCATTAGGAAGCATCGAGGGCTGAACCTGCCCGAATTCCATTACAGTTTGCATAACGATATAATTTGAACAAATAAAAATGCAGCACTACGCGCTGTTCAAGTCTATATCGCTGGACTCCGGGGGTGTTTCCACTCCCCGACGCGGTTGCTGCTGTATCTTTACCTACGATGTCGTTGACACAAAAATAGCTGCCGTGTGGCAGCGACTTCATGTCGCGATATAAATTTGAACGATGCAAAGATACGTAAAAGAAATCGAACCAGCAAGCGATTCGGGAAATATTTTCATTTCTTGGATTGTTTTTCTTCTTTCTTGACTGGAACAGTGGTTTTTTGTGGTGTCAAGTCGACTGCAACAGAGTCTGAAGATGTTGTCGGTGCTATCATCTGTTCCGTCTGATGACTGCTGCCCTGTGTTGGGAATATCATTTCTGGATTGTATTTGCTAACCACACTGACTATTCCCCATACGACAAATGCCATTGCGAATGTGCCTACCATGCTCTGGAGTACTCCATTCCAGAATTTTTTCCATCCTGATTCTTTTTTAGGAAGCAAGGGCGTAATGTTTGCATCCATGTGCTGTGTCAGCCTGTTTGTTACTTCGGAAATGACCTGCTCAGACATATCATCGAAGGATCCACCGATGAATCTCTGCAGAATGGTCTCAGCCATTCCCCGATAATGATCGAGGCTAGCCTGGTTGTCACGACCAGCAGTAAATTCCTGGACTACCTCTTCAGGCAGTATATCAACCTTCATGGCCTCCTTCTGTTCTTTGATATACTGAACCTTCTCGGCCTTATACAACGAATAGGCGATATGTCCCACCATATCGCCATCATCCTTTACCAGTTTGCTGTATATACTGCAGTATTTCTTTGCCATATTTCTATTTCTTAGGAACTATGGCTCCAACCACGCTACGACGTGCCTGACCATAAATCTCATTAACCCTGTCAATAGACATCCTGTACGGGCGGGACCCAAGCACATGGACAGGAATCACTATGTGACCATCCCTAGCGTTCTGCACGGGAATACGATTAATCTTCACGTGTTGAATCATCGAATCGTTCACGTGGGTAATGGTTTTCTTGTCAACTGTACACATTGATTGTGACTTTTGTAGCTTTTTGTTATTATTCCGCTGCAAAGATACGAAAAGTTTTGGAATCAGATGCGAATCAGATGATTATTTTTGAGAAATAAAAAATTATTTGCGCCGTAGAAAGCTATTTTTTTTGCGTATTTCCAACGGATTCGCCTTTTGCAGATTGCAAAAAGCACCTGAGATCCTGTCTATTTCGGGTCGATGACGGTGTGCTTGCCGAAGCTCTGCCAGATGTTGACCCACTCCTTGCGCATGATGAGGTATTTCAGGGCATCGGTAAGGTTTGTACTTTCCTGAGGTAGGCGGTGTGCGGGCAGGCGCTCGCCCTTCTTCTCCTTGCGGATGTCCTTGCGGCCGGTGCGCTTGTCCTCGACCACCTTGATGGGACAGCTTTCCATCTCAGCCTTCAGGTTCGGGCAGTTCTGGGTGTCGATCATCAGCGTGAAGAGCTGTTTCTGCAGGTCGCGGGCGAAGAGGGCTGAGAAGAACTGGTACTCGGTGTTGGAGTAGATGGTGCCCTGACCCATAGACATGAGTTGTACGCGCCACCCCGAACGTGTACCGTCGGCACGTGTTTCAATGGCTTGCTTGATGCGCTGTATGGCCGAGGTGCCCACTTTCTTGTAGTTGTTCATTGCACGGTCGTAGTAGAGTCGCAGCAGCTTCACAGGGTGGGGGCGAAAGTATTCCAGGAACTTATCTGCCAACTGTCGCTCATTGTCGGGCGGTAGGGTGTAGATTTCTTTGAGAATCCTGTACTCTCGTCCGCGCTGCTGTCCGAAGACCATGCTTTTCATGTTGCCGTCATCCATACCGCCGTCGATGGGACGGCTTGGATCGAGGTGGCGCAGTACCGAGCAGTCTTGTTCCCAGCCATAGGGATGCTGCTCCAGAATGTCGTTGCGCGTGCCGTCCTGATAGAAGTCGCGTGCAGAGAGCGTGGCATAGAATTTCTGGTCGGCGGTGAGTTCCTGGGGGATTGAAAACAGGTTGGTGTCGATTCCCTCCAGTCCGGCATCTAGCTCTTCCCGGAAAAACTCTTCGCCGAGGACGTCGGCGTTGATGAGTGTCGATGCAACCATAAAGAGAGTGGTGCCACGGCGTAGCTCGTTCCAACGCTCCTCCCACCGGCGTAGGTTGCGCTCTGCGTTCTTGAAGTCCGACGGAGAAGCATCGGACACGGTGGCGGAAGCGTAGCGCCGACGCGCTTCGTTGAGAACCTGACCAGTCTGCAGAAGCAGCTTGACTTTTTCCTTATCCATTAGACGAGCCAGCTTCATGACCCATGTGTACTCGCCCAAATGATTGGGGTTGGGCATGTCGGAGGTGAGCGAGAGGCTGCGATACCATGGTGAGTCGCCGTAGCGGGCACGGTAGCCTCGCACAGCCTTGCGAATGTTTGTGAACTTGGCCTCGGGCCAGTACTTCACCTCGTCGCCGAAGAGACCGACATAAGAACGTCCGGCGCCAATGCTGGGGCGGTCGAGGGAAACGAAGGTGAATGTGAAGCCGTTCCAGAAAGTCATCACTTGTTTGTACTTGTCGATGACGTTATACATCTGGCGTTGCCACTCCACAGGCGGCAGTCGGTCGATAACAAACTCGCGGTCCTTTTCCCATCCGAGGAAACGGAGACCTTCGAGCACGGAGGGGATTACGTTCTTGTGGAGGTTAGAGTAGGTATCTGTCACCCAGACGAACGGGGCTCCGGGACACTCCTGTACGGCCTGTTGTATGCGCATGGCCTGAAACTGCGTGGTCTTGGCCGAGGCACGTCCGAGGATACCGATGAAATTCTGCGGCATCGTCAGTGCTGCCACCATTGCGTATTGATTGATGTAGCGGCGGTCTACGCCTTCACTCTCCTGTAACTTCATTGGCCAGTTCCATTGAGTTGTCGAGCATTTGGTCTATGTCGAGCGGCTTCAGCCCAATCTCCATCTCCAGGCGTTGCTGATGCTTCTTGGGTAGTTGCTTGAAGTAGTCGGCCTGGATAATAGCCCGTCGGTCGGTGGCAGGCAGGCCGATGTCCTGAGCGTTGGTTCCAAAGATGTTAATCTGCGTGTTATGCGTACCGCCTACTAAATCATCATCCGCCCTTTCTGAGAGTCGCTTCAGTGAGGCTGCTTGCTTGATGATTTTTACGTAGGCCTCGTAGTCCTTAGCCTTGGCCATGCATACACGTTCGCCTGATTCCTCGTCGGTAGAAATGAAAGTATGCTCCCAATCTTGCGATGCCGTCAGCAATTTCTCAAAAAGCAGGTTACGCCAAGCCTCCTGTCGTACATGGTCAGTAGCATAGAAGAGATTGATGGCCTCATGGATGATGCGATCGGCCACATGGCGCGAACAGCTGCGGTCAGCTATGAGCCATGCCAAAGCCGACGGGCGCCCCTCGCGGCGTACGATACCAGCTACGGAGAAAAGTAAGTCCTCATATTCTCTCTCTTCATCGCTGAGCTCGCCCCGCGATCCACCGGCGATGTAGTCCTGCAGACGTAGGAAATGTGATTCGGCGTAGTTACTCATACAATAAGGTGGTTCAAATCTGCTTGTTTGTTATTCTCCTAATAATCGATTGATTTCCTGTAGCTTAAGTTCGTATTCTTGTAGCTTTTGTCTGCGTTTTATGTCGAGATGTGGCTTGTCGCCCTTTCGAATCTCGCTGTTCACACGCCAGATATTGTCTCGGGTCTTCTTCTGTTCGCGCAGCAGCTCTTTGACGCTGCTGGAGCGGAGACGCGCCAGCTGCTGGAAGTGCCTGAACATTGGATGGCGTCCGAGCACTTTTCCGTGCTGCTGGTAATAGTCGAGTTCGCGGCCGATAGCCAGACTGTCAAGATAGGCGTCAAGAAGCTTTCCACACGTTATTGACAACTCCTCAATCGTTTCACATTCACGCAGTTGTGAATATAAGTTCGAGTATTCATGATAGCACGTGATGCGTTGCGTTACCAATGCCTTCAGTTCCACCGGTGTCGCCGGATTGTTAAGGAACGGCCAGCGGTCACGGAGTTTCCGTTTGTATGGCGTTGTAACGTCGGGAGTGGTGATGGAAGCGGTGGCAGCGCTGGTCGGTCGGTGGAAGGTAATGCGTGTACAGAATCTCATATAGGCGTGTGGTTATTCCGGAAATCGGTTCTCGAGGAATTTTACCAAGTCGGGCGACCATGAGTCGGGGCTGACGTGCATGAACTTCTTCCAAGCTCCGTATTCCTCCAGGGCCTCACGTGGCGGGTTCTTGCTGATTACAGGCAGTAACCATGGGTCCTTTCGCCAGTTGCCGATGATGGCTGGAGTTACCTCAGGTGTAACACGGGCGTATGTGTCTGCGACATCAGCATACGGTAATTCTTCCTTCATCTGCTTCAGTAGTGGTTCGAGTACCGATTTATACATCAGTGCCGGCATATTGGCGGCAGGTGTCTTGCGGGCTCCAATATCGAAAATGGTGGAGGGGTTCAGGATAAACACGCCTTCTGTCATCAGAACAATGCGCTCGGTCTTCACCTCCGGCATCTGTGCCAGCAGTGTCTCGACGTCGGTGTTCTTTACGTTGTCGCCTGTCACCAGGTGTACGTCGGCATCCACGCCGATGAGGTTTTTCTTCACGGAACGCAACATCAGTTCACCGTGCTTTTCATTGCGGGCGATGATTATTACAGTTACGCTCTCACATCCTTCGCCGTCACTGGGGGTGGCGGTACCTGACGATGACTCGTCGGTGGCGAGAGCGGTTGTGGCTTCCACGGACTTAGTGTTCTCTGGTTGCTGTTTCGTGGTAACTTTGCGAGTCGATTTATCGGTCGCTTTGCTTTCATTTTTCTTCATAATAGTTTTTTTTGTGAATTATCGCCACAAAGGTAAATGTTAATTTGCGGTTGCAAAAGGACGAAAAGAAAATGGGATAGCCATTACTGACTATCCCAACTGCTTTTTGTGTTGTGCTAATTATCTAAATGAAGTTTACTGATCCCAATTCTTTTGCGAAAGAATGTATGGAATACTGAATTTTCTTTTTCGTTTTTTCCGATGGGGTGCGGCGTCCTGTCACATAATGGCTTAACTGTCCCTGGTTTACCCCTGTAATTCGAGATAGCCCGGCCAAAGAGAATGCTTTGCAATAGTAGGAGAGAAATGAGGCCATGTCGTATTCATATACAAAATGAACTTCCTCAAAATCCTTTCCTTCCTCTGCATAATAGCGTTTCATGTCTTCGTAATTAATCTGGAAGGACTTGATGGCGCCCTCCGCTGTTTCGCCAGTGCCAGTGATTAAATAGCTCATATCATCAGCGTCCATATATACACTATACGATCCGTCATCGGCACGTTCGATGATAGCTTTTACGGTTCTCATAATTAAAAGTTTGTTTTGTTGTGTGAATTGGTTTCTTTCCTTTGTCGTTTATAGGTAAAAGGTGGCGGGTCATTTTAGACCCGCTGCCTTTAGGATTGCATTTAAAGTTCCAGTTGCCACCTCTTCGCTTCCGTGATTACTCATTTTGAAATCTTTGCCGGTCTTCGGACTGTGCCAGATGGGATGGCCATTCATCTGTTTACCTGTATCGAAGCAGCCGACTTTCTTGATTTTTTTCTCTAATTCATTATATTTCATTTATTCTTAATTAACACGATGCAAAGATACGAATATTAATATCAATATCCAAATATAATCTCAAAAATGTTATTAATATTAATATCATTTAACAAAATGACTATAAAAAGAAAATCGCGGCCCTATCCAAACGGATGGGGCCGCGAAGTAATTGAATAGGGCCGTGTCCTTCTACAGTCCTGCGGACAGTCCGAGGAACGTATTGATTGCGGCGTTGTCGGTGGCGGGGATGTCTGCGATGTCGATGATTCCCACAGGCCACGTACGCACCTCGGTTTTCAACTCGAAGTGGTTGTTGTGGGCCTCGTTGGTGTCCTGCTCGTTGCCAGACTGCATCGTCAGAGGAGCGCAGGGAGTGCCATAGACCTTGGCCGTCGTTTCCGATGCATCGCAGCCGAGGACTATTGCGCCCAGGTTGGCGTTGACATTGTTGGCCTTAAACTCGACGATAGCCTGGTCTGTGCCAGGATGGTCGAAGTTTAAATGATGGATGAAGCCGCGGCTGTAGGCATCACCCTCCACCTCATCGCCAGCGTCGATGGATGACTGGTTGACGAACAGGCCGATAGGCGTCACGCCAGTGCCGACCATTGTGAGTGAAGTGATTTTCACACCCTTCTCGTCGCGCGCCATGGTTGCCTTGTCCATGTCGAAGAGAATAACGATATTCTTCTTGCCGCGAGGCATGCCGGGGTTGCTGCCCTCCTTGGGCACGCTAACCATGCTGTATTCTGCCATAATCTGTTACTTTATTTGATGTTTGTAATTTATTGATATAGAGTGGGCAGAGAACTAAAGTCCTGCTGCCTCACTGCGAATGTAGTAAGTGGCCTCCTGGTTTACCTCGGTGTCGTCAGACAGTTCGTAGCCATCGTTGCCATCACTCTCGTACCATCCTTCGGTGGTTGGGTTCTTTTCGGCGTAGCCCTCGCCGGAATTGTCGACAGGTGTGTAGGTGTACTCAGGCGTGTCTTCCGGCGAAGACTCGCTGGGGGTGTTGTTCTGCGATGATTCGCTTGGAGTGGTAGTATCCTCAATAGGCTCCACGTCTGCAAAATCGGGGCTGATATAGGCAAAGATGGCCTCGGCCATCCAGAAACCGGCACCTTCCCACCACTCTCCGAAGATCTTCACCATGTAGTCCTGCTCCTGGAAGCGGAGGGTGACGTTCCGCGGGTTGTGCGACATGATGTGCTTGAAGTTCTCCTTCGGTGTGATGAAGAAGCAACCGGTACTGCGCATACCCTCGCACTCGCCGAACTCGAAGTTCGAGAAATCAATGTCGTTCTTGTGGGTGCCGTCCTGATTCTTCAGCCACTTGTACTCTTCAAGGTACTCGCGGCGGTAGGCGTCGGCCAAAACGGGGTCGATATGTACCTTCATCTTCTTTTTAGCGTAGAGAGGATACTTGTCGGACACCTCCTTGACGGCAGCGTCGATGATGGTGCGTACGTTCTTCTTGGAAGGATCAATCTGGATGCCCTTCTGCAGCCAGCGGATATTACTGAGCTTGGTCGGGTCGGCCTGCTCATAGTCGGCTACGAACTTCTCTGTGAGCTGTGTGAGGTAGCCGTCCATGGTCTCCAGAGGAGAAGATGCTGTATACTGGCCATTGCCGTCAGGCTCGTTCTCCACGAACTTACCCTGTGCCAGAGCCTGCTCGCGCTCCTCGTCGAGTTTCGGGAAGATGAGCTGATAGAGGATGTAGCGAACCACCGGCATACTCTGGAGCGTAGCGGCCTGTTCGTCGTACATATAGCCCAGAATATCCTCCATGATGTCAGAAGGAATGATGGGCACATTAATCTTGCACTTGAAGTTCTTGATGGTGAGTGGCGTGAACTTGGCCTTGCCTGAGGGCGTCCATACGGGCACGAACTGCTGTAGTACGCTACCGATGATACTTGCTTGGTTGGCTCGCACCTCGGTCTTGTCGGAGATAATCGTCGACATGTACTGGGTAGACTCTGTCTGGCCGAAGAGTCCCTTCAGGATCTCCAAGCGGTTGGAGTCGACATATTTGCCGAATTCCTTCTTGAGTTCTTGAGTGTCAATGGTAGAGTCACCGCTATAGGCGGCCTGCACCTTACCCTGCAAGTAGTCTGCGAGGAAACGGTTGTGCTTCATCGAGAGGTCCACGCCAGCAGCGATGGCCTTCTTCTCGAACTCAGAGACTGCGACCTCCTTTCCCTTACTGTCAGCAGGCTGCTTCTCCAGCTTGGCGATGGTGGCCTTGAAATCCTTCTCGGCATCTTGCAGGCTCTTAATCTGTGCCTTCAGACGTGCCGTCTCCTGACGGCTGGCATCGAGTTCCAGACGCTCGGCTGCTGATAGCGGTTCGACGTCGCTCTCCTGACTCTTTGCCAGGTCGGCTGCAAAACCTGTGACAAACTGCTCGCCGTACTTCTCCTTCAGGGTAGCTACCTGCTCATCAGTGAGATGGAGCTTTCCTTCAGAATCTTTTGCGAAATTCTGGATGCCGAGGACCGACATGACCCAGTTGGCAACCATTTTGAATTCTTTCTTCATAACTTAAAAAATTAAAAAACGACTTATGGTAACACTATAAACTTGCTGCATATTGATTCAGAGCCATCTCAGCTGCCAGACGTCGTACGAGCTCCGTTGCTTCTGCCGCTGTTCCTATCTGATCGATAAGTCCATGCTTCTTGGCGTCGGCAGCATAGAACATCCGTCCATTAAGAATACCTTCAATATTCTCGTCGAGATTCGGACGGTGACTCTTGACCGCCTCTTGGAACTGACGGGCCAGGGGGTCGAGCTGTTCTGTCTTGATGCTGGCATATTCACCCTTGCGGGCCGCCTCGAAAGGTGCATTTTTGTAAGTGGAGAGGTTTGAGTAGATGGTGTGGATCTTGATACCCTTCTCCTCGTAGTACTTGGCGTAGTCCGGAAACTGCATCATCACACCGATGGAACCGAACTCTGCAGAGAGACTGTTATTGGCCATGATACGGTTACAGTGGCAGGCTACATAGTAAGCAGCTGAGGCGCAGAGGTCGCAGCTGGCGACAACAGGCTTCCCTTTCGATTGACTGTAAGCAATTGCATCCAGCATAGGTGCAATCGCGTCGACGGCACCACCTCCCGAGTCAATATCGAGACGTATGCCGATGATTGGGGTCGCGTCGGCAGCCTCGCGGATAACAGCTGCAATCTCCTCGGTGCCATAGCTGCACATGGTTCCTTCCTTCATCATGTCGCCTCGCAAGGAGATGATTGCCACGGAATCTTTTGGAGCCTTGGCAAAACTGCCGGCAACCGACGCCGATGCTTCGGGCGTGGTAGCAGTGATGGCCGACGTTGACGCGCTGGGAGTGGTGGCAATGGGAATGGGAGTATTGCCACTGAGCTTTGAACCGTTCATGCCTGTTAAATCATGCTCCAGAAACTTGTCGATGAGTACAGCTTGAGCATCGATACGGCGAACGTCGATGAAGAACGGCTTGTTGAGGATTGTGTAGTATAATGTCGAAAACGCCATATTTGTAGTTGTTTATGGCGCAAAAATACATTAAATAAGGTGTAAAGCGAAAGACATAGAGAAGCCTCGACCTCGCGGCGAGGTCAGGCTGGAGGGGAACAGTGCATGCCCGAGTGGCGGCTTGTGTTCAACAATGCAATGTGATAACACTTTTCTCAATCCAAATAGTGTCGATTTAGAGCCACGTGTATTTAACTTTATTTTCCGAGATTTTTGGAAAGATTAAGAATTAAATGTTTTTTACGGTCGCGCCGCTGCAAGTTTTTCAATAGAGCATCCTCCGCATCGATTCCCAGGTCACGGTCATGGCAGAACTGGCGAACGGCGGCCACGCGAGTCACGTTATTTGTTTTGCTGTCTACGTAATCGTAGAGGTCTTTATTGAAAAGTTTGCGAAGCTCACATATAATAATGTACGCTGCCCTTGGTGATATATAGTTCCAGTAACAAGGATTCTTACGTAATCCGTTCACCGGTTTACGACGACATGGAAGATGGATGAGCAGATTCCCGTCAGGAGCATCTGCACGCCTTTGAAGTCCTAGCCAAGTGTGTTCTACAGGCCACTTGGCCATAGCTTTCCATACACAGTCGTATAAGTCGAAAGAGTCGGGGATGCGGATGCCGCCGGTCTGCGAATCCATATCGAACTTATATCTGGCGTAACGTGCCAGATAGTCTGGTACGCTGATACGGCATGTACGGCGCTGTTGCGGTTGTTTCTCCAGGTTTTTAGCTTTCATCGCTGCAAAGATAATAATTTTATCGGAAAATAGATAAATATTCACTGAAAAGTATGATATTAAATGTTTTTTCTCGATTGACCGTTTTTAAGGCTTTTTTTCTGTATTTTCTGTATTTTATGTGACTGATTGTCTGAAACGCCCTGTTTATCGGCATCTCAGAGTGACGGAAAAATACAATCTGTTCCGTAAACAGGTTTGTATCTGCCTTTTCGACCTGTATTTCGTCCGAAATGGCTATACCTTGCGTTAAAACTTGTAAATAGCCTCTTAACCTTTATTATACAGATATACAAAAATACTTTCTAAAATACAAAACGGAAATGTATATTTGTATACAAAAAAAATGGTTAAAATGCCGATAAACACAAGGGTTTTTAACGTTTCGCGAATTGGAATATACAGATATACAAAGGAAATGCAAATTCAGAGAGGGGGGAAAGGGGAGGGGTGAGTCGACATTCCGGGCGTTAGGGATACACGAAAGGCGGCCACCGCATCCGTATGATGGATGCCAGTGGCTGCCGCGCAACAACCTAAGCAGGCTAAAGAAAAGAAATGTTATTTGGCTTCATCGCCCCAGATGTCCTGCATCTGCTGTTTCAGGCGCTTCTCCTCATCGACGGTGCGCAGATGAATCATCTCCAGCTGGATAAGTTCGCCAGTGGACTGGTCGCGCGAGTTCTGAATGTTACGTCCCTGCGTGTTGAGCAGGTCTTTCGGGTTCATAGCATAAATCCAGGAGGCCCATTTCGAAAATGCTTTCAGACGGACTCCAAAGCGGCGTATGCTGTCTTTCACGCCCGGACAGTCCTTCAGATAGGTCTCGTAAACACTCTTACGCACCAACTGCCGGTTTACGTTGGGACCTCCGGCAGCAAAGAAGGTCGATGCCCACTCCTCGAACTGCGGTCCCATCTCAGTCTTCAGTTTACGTTGAATGATGTCCTGCATCGGTGGCAGAATCTTCACAGGCTTCATGGCCAGTGAAAGATAGAACTGCTCGCACTGCATGAGCAGGTTCAGGTCGGCGTTCCATTCATCCTCGGAGTAGAACGAACCGAAGAGGTTTTTCTGGAAGTCGTCGAAGATAGTACGGCTTTCCTGGTAGTTGAACGGATTCTCAGCCGTGCGCTGATGGTAATAGTCTGAGAATGTCACATAGAGCATACGTGCGTCGCTCGATGCGTCGAAGTCGCCAGGCACATAGTTGGTCGAGAAGAGGAACTTTGGTGACTCGCTGAAGGGAATGGTGAATGGTGTGAGGCCTTTCGGGTTGACGCGCATGTCGCCGCTGATGAGGTTGTAGAAGTCCTTGATACTGGTGTATTGGTTGATGTCCTCGACACGCACCATGCGGGTATATCTTGTTACATCCGAAAGGGCGTGTGTATCCTTCTGTAAATCGAGTACCTTGCCATCGAGAGTAGTGATGTCGAGATGAAGCAGCTGCTTTAATGCCTCAGTGAAGAACGACTTACCGCTACGTCCATTGGCCTCGTTGGTTTCTGCAATGCGGTTGTCCATCAGGAAAGCCGCCCAAGTGCGCGATGGGGACTTATAAGCATGTAGCAAGTAACCAAGAGTGAAGATCTTGTTAACCAGGCACTGGGCCTGTTCCTCGCGCTGTTGGTCTGTCAGACCTTCTCCGGCAATCTCGAATGGGTGCAGTTCCATGTAGGCACGCTGGGCGTCAGGGCTGCCATGAAACTGTTCCTCGATCTCTTGGCGCCAATAGAGGCGCGAAGTATTGATGAGGTAGCCGAAAAGATGAGAACTTTTGGTATCGAGCACTTCCAAACGGAACCTCGGTGTCTGTCCATCGCTCATGGTCTCACCAGGTATCCATTCAACGTGGAACATGGACGGCAGCTTACGGAAGTCATGAGGTATGACGGTCGGGCTCCAGACACAGGTGTCAAGTGAGTGGTCTCGGTAGAGGTGCAGCTCATAATCTTCGCCATGGCAGTGTACAAGTCCGTTGCGGAAATAGAAGTCCTGTGTTGTAACGGTGTAGCTGGTAAAGTCCGGGTCGACGGTGGTCAGTGCTGATAGGTAAGCTGTTGTGAAAGCCACGTCGGTGAGGATGAGATTCCTGACGCCATGCTCCAGACGGATAAGCGTATCTTGGCGAAGTGTCTCCGTCGGACAGTCAGGATCTTTTGCGCCCATAGCCCAAAGACGCACAAAATCGCGTACGTCGCGTGGACGCTTCCGGTAGACAATGTTATCCTTAATTCTGACCAGCTGTGGCTCGGCATCGCTGTCATCGCGTAAGATGGCGAATCCGTGGAGCCGGAGAAATTGATGCAGGCATGTCGCATCTATCTTATGTCTGCGGTCACCTGTCTTCTGGTTGGTGGTTGTCGTCCAGAACTTCGCCTCGACGGCCCGGTCCATTAGGTCGTAGTAGTCGGCCATGGTGGGAAAGTACTGGCACCAGTCTCGAAAATCCTTGGAGGGCCGTCCGCGATTATCCTTCATGTCCTTCAGACTCTCCGGCAGCCAGCACGTCTTCATCTCCATATACTTCAGTGCCTGTGCCGAGCCTCGGGTTATGCCAGTCTGGTCGAGGTCTGGGATGTTCACCAGTTCGCCAGCGTAGCGGATGATGGTCATATAGTCCTGCTGGTCGAGACGTGCGGTCTCTGAGTTGAGCCAAACGGGACAGTCGCCACGCGCGGCCACGCAGAGGGCATCGCGCTCGCCGCTGCAGAGTACGGCGCGGTAATAGCGCTGTACGCCACGGTCGATTCCTGGGCGTGGAATATCGCAGAGCTTCTTTGTCTGCCAGTCATCGTGCTCGTCGCTCTGTTGTTTATTTAGATGTTCATGAGCCTTGCGCAATTCGGCCAAGCCGTTGATGTAGTTGGCTGGCTTGGCACCCTCGGGAAAATACATGAAACGCCATTTCTTATCCGGCTCGTAAGGACGATATACCTTATAGAAACGGTCTGGCTTGCCTGCTTCCGGCTTGTCAACGAAACATTCTCGGAGGAAAATCGGGAACGATTCGTTGGAGTGGAACTCCTTGATGCGACGGTCTTTTACTTTTCCGAGCCACTCCAAAGCATGCCAGTGGTAACGCTCACAGACGTCGCGCGTTACCATGGGACCGAGAATCTTCAGTTCGCGATCTGTAAACTCGCGTATCTCGTAGTACCATTGTCCCTCCACTTCGTCTTCTTTAGCGGCGCGTTCCTGAACGCGTGCGAAGTTCTTGTCTGGCGATAGTTCGTCACGAATACCATACTCCTGGGCGATGGCCAACACGGCAGCACCGAACCGGCTTCGGTCCCAGCCATGAACACGCATCCATGCGTCAATGGCGTTCAAGTCCTCGTCATCACCACCAAAATCGTGAACCACCCATAAGTTGGACTTGTTCTTGCGAATTGTCGCTGATGCCGTTTTTTCGGAGAGTCGCATCTTGAACTGCTTGCTGCTGCCTTCCACGCAGTTTTTTGCTTGCGGGTAGAGGTCGAGAAGAATGTCGAGACCTTGTCTGGTCTCGTCCATCACACGCTGTCTGTCAATCATATTATAGTCATTTCTTTTCTTTCTGTTTGCAAATATAGAGAGCTATGCCGGAATGGAAAAGTACACGTTGTCATGTACAGATTTACAATCGTTACACTTTGTGGTGGTCGAAATCAGGGGGGGGGGCACGGCCAGTTCCATCCGGAGCAGACTATAACAGGCATGCTGAGGGTGCTTGACGTGATTGCGACGGGCCCTGGTGAGCAGCTCCTCGGTCTTCCAACGACTGTGAGGCCTCGAGATTGCCTCGCGCTCGCCTGTGAGATTGTTTACGGCGGTAACGATGTATTTGGGTTCTTTCATATTCCTTCGGGTATAATATCTTTTGCATAAGTCCACCAAGTATCCTTGCAGAGATTTTCCCATTTGATGGCAGCCTTTTTCAGCCATTTTGCATTGTGCCATGTGTCGGCGCAATTGTTGATGCTGCCGTCGGGGTTCAGTCTCTCATAGGTGATATTCAGTCCTTCCATCGCACCAAATCTCATTCGCTGCATGTTCAGGCAGAGAATCAGGCGGTTGTCGCCGCCAGGCTCATATACAGGCTGCTCGCTGTGCGGGCGCCAGACGATGGTTTTTGTCTTCATAATGGCAGCCAAACTTCTTCGGGGGGTTCGTTATCATCGCGGAATACCTGCGCATCCTCGAGACGCTGCCAGAGCAGCTTCTTGCCGATGGCCATGGCGAAAGAGTGTTCTGAACCGGCACCTGGCGACCTATCCCAATCATCAAGGAAATAGACAGCATCCTCTGTGGATAGCACCGTCAAGTCGCGCAGCAGGGCGTAGGTGTGGAAGTCAGGGAACTCCCCCTGCAGGAACGGACTCTTCACGCAACTGTCGTTGTTATATTCGCGCCACAACGTTTGCTGCCATCTTTCGTCCGTAGGATTGAATACCTCATATCCTTTCGCCTTCAGCATGGCTTCCGCCCTGGCGAACTTCTGACGGGTGGCCTCGCTGACGACCTCCTCGCCGATTTTACCACTGATGTATACTTTCATAATCTATGCAAATGTCAAGTCAAAACCGTTATCTCGGTGGTAGTCCAGATACTCAGGACGCTGGTCGGTGATACAGCCCTCCATGCCCTCGTCAATGTCGAAGCGAAAACCGCGTCCTGTATCGTCCCATTTCAGAAACGTCAGTACTCCCATCCGTGCGTAGACGGCAGCCACGCCACCGTTGAGCTGGTGGGAAATCTTTGTTATCTCCAGTTCGTGTACGCCCAAGGCCTCGATAGCCTTCTCGAAATCTGTTTTCTTCATATTTAATAGTTTTTAGAAATCCATTCTTTGGTACAGGGAACCGCGCCAACCGCGACTCCTCAGTTCCTCCTTCAACTCCTCGTCGGAAAAAGAGGAGAGGGGGACGCGCTGGCCACGAACCATGCCTTTTTGGCACAGTGTCACATCCTCCCTCTCCGGCGTCAACTTATCATTGGACTGGACTCTCAGGGCTTTGCTTCTCTGGGTTTCTGAGAGTGTAGGTTTTGGTAGAGCTTTTTTCGTGTCTTGTTTCTTGAAACTTTTCTTGCGGCTCCATTTCCGAGTTTGTGGACCAAACTTATATCCTGGTTTGAAACATTCTTCCTCACCTTGTCGGCACCAGTAATAGCCGCCACTCATCTTGTGGTCATCGACGGCTCTCTTTATGTTTTTGATTCCGGTTTCGCGTCCTGCAGATGCTACACTTTCAAAGTGGGCCACCACCTCCAGTGTCTCAGGATGGATCTGGCTGACGGAAATCGCTGGACGGCCGCCGCCGAAGTAGCCTACATGGCCACTGTTCCATGGCTTCATGCCTTTCGTGAACTGTCCAGACTCGTTTCGCTCCGAAGGAGGTTCTGGGGAATAGTCGTCAGATTCCCTCCCTGGTGCGTTCTCGCTACCTTGAGCTGCCTTTTCTGTGGTAGGAGTCTCTGGGCTGGCGATATTATAGTCGAAATCAGGTCGCACACATTCGCCTTTCACGCTACAGTAGGTCAGCACGTGAGTCAGAATTGAAGCGGCCTTCGTCTTTAGCGGCTGTAGTTCCTTGCACTCCTTCATCAGCTTGCCAACGAAGAAACTCGTGAATTCGCGCACATCATTATCGCCGTACTTTTTCAATAACACAGCGTCCGCAGCGTTCCGGTTCTTCGCAGCCAGAGCTGTGTTCTCTGGCATTGCAGCCCATTGTGTGTAAGCTTGTCTGAGATTCATATCACTCTAACCTTTGCCTCGCATAATATTTGCAAGATTTGACAAAAACTAATCTTGAAAAAAATTGGTAGTTTCAAAAGATTTTCGTACCTTTGTAACGTCAATGAGAGACAAACAGAGGAATCCGAAAATCTTGAAAAGAGTAGGAAAAACGAAAACCCAAAGGCCTTATGGAAACCGCAATTTTCTTTAGGATTTGGAAAATCAAAATCAGATTGAAAATCTGGATTTGACGACCAAAGGGAGGGGGAACCCTCCCACCTTCGGGCTTTCGGTGCAAAAATATAAAAATATTCCGAATTATGCAAGAGAATGAGAAGAAAAATGAGAACTGGGGCGGGGCCCGCGAAGGCGCAGGCCGCAAGAAGAAGTACGCCAAGACATGCTTCTTCAATGCCACTGAGGAGGTAGTGGCCATCATCGAAGCCATCCCGAGGAATCAGCGCGCAGACTTCATCAACGGGTGTATCCTTAAAGCAGCAGGGGAGGGGAAGTAATCCACTCCCTGCTGCCAGGTTTCCTAGGCTTTTCCGAGGCTCCTCAGGCTCAACGCATGTATGTTTTTTATTCATATAGTTTTAGTTTTCTATCGTTTCTGTAAAACCGGCGGACGGTCGGGTCTGACCAAATGCACCTTGGGACAGAAAAACCGCCCGCCGTATGGGTGCCCGTCTTTCCGGGCTGTCATCCTACGTACCCCAGGCACAATTCCAGGACAGGTTTCCGCAAGCACTCCTAGGAATGAGGTTTAATCTGACTATGATAGTAAGCCGCCAACTCTGCCGTCGATCGTTTTCCAAGTTTTGCCAAAATGTTCTGGCGATGACGGTCAACGGTGTTTTTCGAGATACATAGCCGTTCGGCAATTTCGTAGCTCTGCAGACCTTCGGCCAGCAACGGCAGTACCTCCAGCTCGCGGGTTGTGAGCCCCGTCGATAGGGTGGGGTGACAGATAACACCTTCCCAGCGACAGTCATCAGAACCCATCAGCGGACATTTCATCTGCTCAATGTGAAGTATTCCGTCCGCATCAATATCAATGCTGTTGGTGTCGTAGTCGCCAAGGTTGCAGCGGATAAAGCGGCTAACCATCTGGAACTCATACCAGGCGCGGTTCCGCTCGCTCCGGCTATACAGGTCACTCAGGGCGGAAAAAGCCTCTGAGTAGCGGGTGCGAATAAGCGAAAGAAGATTGCAGACCAGCTCGCGATCGTGCTCACTGAGTTCCTTTACAGGACCGTTCTGTCGCTTGTACATCACGTCGCCATCTGGTGTCTTGAAGAATTCTATATTGGTCAGCTTTTCCATTTCTCTATTTTATCTTTTCTTTGGAAATAACTCCTCGACAGGAATGTTCAGCAATCCGCTGATGGTTTTCTTTGTGAGCATATCCGGCTCACGCTCGCCATTAATCCAGGCGTATACAGCTGTTTCGTTTTTGCAAGTCACCTCTGCAATTTTCTTAATCATTGTCCGGCGCTCACTCATCCCGGTCTTAGGAGACAGGTTGTTCATGTAGTCACTAAATACCATTTTCCTTAATTTTTTCGTTAAAACTTTTGTTGTTTAGGCGAAATTTGCTAATTTTGTAGCAGAAATATAAATTCTCGGTGCAAAGATAATACATTTCAGAAATATTCCAATACATTTCAGCGAATATTTTCTGATATGAGATATAATTTAACGCTATTTAATAAAAATATGAGCGAATTATCGACTATACATGACCGCATCAAGTATGCAATAGAGCATGAGGGGCATACGGTAGCTACCTTTGCCCGAAAATGCGGCGTGCCTGACAGTACGCTCAGAAATCTCCTGCAAAGAGAAAATAAGCCAGGATATGATTTGATGGTCGCCATCATCAAGGCTGTCAATCAGCCGTGGTGCGATGCCAACTGGCTTCTCATGGGGCAGTCCACATCGCATGAAATGGAAGACCAGGATGCCAAGAGGCTCTTGAAAGTTATTTCCGACCAACAACACACTATCGAGGAACAGCGTAAGCGCATTGATAAGCTTACCGACAGGCTGTTTGCTGATAGTGTCAAATAATCCGGTACTTATTCGTGTTATCCGCAACTCGGACGCAGTTGCAACAATGATAATTGTCTTATGTATGTCCATACATACTTTTGACAGACTCCCTACGTAATACAGACTTAAAGTTAAAAAAATAACAGTATAAATGTGCGTAACCGATTGCTATCCACGTGTTTATACAAATCCTGCCTCCGCAACTCATGAAGCTCAAGTCGTACGACTTGGGCTTCTTTCGTTATGCGGAAGCAGTATTCTTCACGTGCTCCCGGTCGACGTTCTTCGCAAGCGAAGCGGCAAAGCCGATTGCGAACCATCTGCGCTGTCTGCGAGATCTGTGGTTCTATTAACGAAAAAATCCAACCGTTTGGAGCGGTCGGATTTGTATCAGTCTTGCAAATAGAATTTAATTCTTGCTCATGTTGCGCATCACCTTCTTGTAGTAACGGTTCGTAGCTCGTACGCTGTAGTTGTTACCCCCGTTCCAAAGGCGTATAGCCTTTTCAATGTTGTTGGTGGGGTTGTAATGCGCTTGAATTAACAGGAACATCTCCTTCGACTTTTCGACGCTGTAGCGGTCGGCCAGTGTGAAGCGCTTCTTACTCTTCTGTCTTTTCAGGATGTCGTTGCAATCCTTCACGAGTATCGGAGTAATCTGCATCGCGCCTACCGAGTTCCCACTCACGGCGTTGGGATTTCCTTCACTTTCTACTTGAATAATCGCATCCATCACTGGATTCCAGTTGAACTTTGGCGTCTTTGCGCAGAGCGTAAGTACCACCATGTTCATACTTACAATCATTATTAATTTCCTCATAACTCTATACTTTCTGCAGCGCTTCTCATCACGAGTAAACTGCGTAATCCTTTAGAATTTGCCGACAAAGTTATGAAGTTTCTAGCAGTTGACCAAATTTTTTTGTATTTTTTAAGAATTGTTGTGCACGCACACGGCTTTATTGACATGCGTGAGAGCCGTTTGTTTTAGGGCATTTCCTATTCCAAATCGACCACAGTAATTCCTGCTCCGCCAAACTGAACGTGCTCGTCGCGGAAGTGGCTGACATTGGGTACCGTAGCCAGATATTGGCGTATCAGCTGGCGCAGAATGCCAGTGCCGGTGCCGTGCAGAATGCGGACTCGCGACATACCTACGAGAATGGCGTCGTCGATGAAGTAGGTGACGGCGTTGATAGCCTCGTCGCCACGCATGCCGCGCACGTCAATATCCTGGTGGAAGTTCTGTTTGCGGTTGTCGATGACGTTGCGCGTGTCGTTGGAGATGCTGCCGTAGGCGCCTACGATGTTGGCGTTGCGCTCCTCGGCCTTGCTCTTCTCGGCCTTGGGCGCTTCGGCGTGTTCCAGTCGCTCTGCACGCATCTTGGTCTTCATGCCGCCAAAGATGATGGTGGCCATCTTGCCGTCGATGCTCTCGACGGTGCCGATGCTCTGCAGGCCCTTGATACGGACAGTATCGCCGGCCACGATAGGCCGTTCTTCTTTAGGTGCGGGCTTGAGTGGGGCAGCTGCCGTCTGGCCTTTCTTCTCGGCCTTCTCGGCTTTGCGCTTCTCACGGCGTTCCTTGCGTTCCTGTATCTGGCGAATCTTGCGGGCTATGAGCTCGTCGTTCTCACGGGTGTCAATCTCGGCCACCTCTTCCTTGAAAGCGTTCAGCTCTTCGCGGACGCGTCGGGCCGCCTCTTTCTCGGCCTGCTGTTCGCGAATCTCGCGGATGGCGTTTTCTATCTTGCGGTTACTCTCGCGCAGCAGTTCTTCGGCCTGCTCCTTCGCGCGT